TTTTCTTCTCCGCTGGTTTTTTCTTCTCGCTGAATATTAGTTTGTCACGCAGATTTCGCAGATGACGCAGATTTTTTCTCATTGATTATTTTAGTCCCACAGATTTCACAGATTTACACAGATTTTTCTCATTGATTATTTTAGTCCCACAGATTTACACAGATTTTCTCTCATTGATTATTTAGTCCCACAGATTTCACGGATTCACACAGATTTTTTTCATTCATTATTTTTCTCATGGATTTACACGGATTTTCTCTGATTTTCTTTTTATTCCTGACATTTTTTCTTTTTTCCTGTTATTTCTTTATTTTGCAGATTTTAGACCTGTCGGTCTGGGATAGATTTCACAGATTTTTCTCGCAGATTATTTTTCTCCAAATTTTATGAAAAATTTGTTTAGTTTTCTTCTTTCACCTTTTTGTGTTTTGTCTTTAAGATTACGTTGTTTCCTTGCTCTCTTTTTTTCTCTTCTGTTTCTTGATATCCTTCTTTTATGTATGAATCTTTATTTTACTTCATAGTTTGTTTTATTCCTATATCTGCCAACTGGGTTTAAAAACTTTGCTGAATTAGTTGATATTAGTCAATCTAATGTGTTTAAAAGTGTTTCTTAATTATAAAATAGTGCTGATAATCAATAGATTACTTGCATATTTGAGATTTTTTTTGTACCTTTGCAAACGATAAGAATAAGGATAGTTTTTTCGATATTTTGAGATAACTGTCCGTTAAGGTATCTAACGGAACTGAGACTGACAACCGTTCTTTTTCTCATAAGTTGTCATCGCGAAATCACTGATGTTGTAGTTCAGCTTTTCAGGTTCCATAAAATAATTAATATGAAGAGAATAACAATGGTATTAGTTAGCATTTTTATGCTGACATTAAAAGTAGTTTCAGCGTCGGCTGAAACAAATTCAATTGAAAATGCATCCTCTAATGAATTTGATTGGAATCCAGTGATGGAGGCGATAATTCAGGTTGAGAGTGGAGGTAACCGATACGCAAAAAGTGGTTCCTCTGTGGGAGTTATGCAAATTACTCCTATCTGTGTTGCTGAATGCAATAATATTCTTAAAAAAAGGAATAGCAAGAAGCGCTATAAACTATCTGATAGATTTAGTATTTCAAAGTCTAAGGAAATGTTTCTGCTTTTGCAGTCAGCTTACAATCCTCTTAATAGTATAGAACGTGCAATTCGCGCTTGGAATGGTGGTAATCATTATAATGTGAAGAGAACGCAACGCTATTTTGAGAAAGTCATGAAACTTTTGAAAAAGTAATTAGTTTTTTGATATGATCCGATTTGCTTCTGGCAGATCGGATTTTTTTTATGATCTTCTTTAATCTCAAGGTCATTCTATCATTTTATCACTTATTTTATATGAAATTTCTGTTTTTATGCTAATATAATTAAGAAAAAGGTTAAAAGCGGTTAAAATATTGATTTTTTGATATTTTTATTTGGTTAGATTAAAAAAAAGTAGTACCTTTGCACTCGCAATTCAGAAATGAATGTTATATCGCGGTGTGGAGCAGTTGGTAGCTCGCCAGGCTCATAACCTGGAGGTCGCATGTTCGAGTCCTGCCGCCGCAACTAATGTCGGGTAAGAGGTTGGTAAACAACATCTTATCCGATTTGCCGTTTTAGAGATAGGACGGTAACGAGATCTAGATTGTTGAATATCATTGACCAGTAAAACGGGCAATGAAAAAAAATGACTGCAAAGGAAATTGATTTTTTGAGTTCGCGTGAAATGTTAGGATTCACGCTTCCAGTGATGCATACCAAGGGGAGCAACTGGTATGTTGACTTTTATGCCCACGACCCAGTATCGGGACGAATGAAGCGCAAGAAGTACATGCTTAACAAGTTTAAGACAGACCAGAAAAAGCGCATGATGGGCAGTTTGCTTATCTACAATATCACAGCTAAATTGACGGCAGGATGGAATCCTTGGGTGAACGTTGACAAGTCTCGCCAATTCACGGAAATACCTATTATCATCGGTAGATACCGTGATTATGTTAAGGCTATGACTGACAAAAAGTCGATGAAGGAAAAGACCTCTATCGACTATCTCAGTCGTGTCAAGATGCTCGAGACATTTATCGAGGAATGCAAGGGCATCAAATATGCCTATCAGTTAGACCGATCCTTTGTTATCGACTTCCTTGACCATCTGATGTATGATCGTGACGTCTCTTCTACGACCAGGAATAACTATCGCTCCTGGTTTGTATCCTTCGGTACCTGGTTGATGGACAGAAAGTATATCACGGAGAATCCTGCTATCGACATTCGCAACATAGCTCAGACGGAGAAGTTCAGAGATCCTCTCTCCGACGGGGCGCTGAGAAGGCTGAAGGAATACTTGTATGATCACAATAAACATTTTCTTTTGGCTTGCCTTTTTGAATATTACACATTCATTCGCCCGAATGAGTTGACGCAGATAAAGATTGGCGATGTATCCATCAAGGACCAGACCGTCTTCATCAGTTCTTCCATCAGCAAAAACAGGAAAGATGGACTTGTTGCCTTGAATGATGAGATACTGAAGCTCATGATTGAGCTGAAGATATTTGAGCATCCAAGCCAGAATTATATCTTCGGTAAGAGCTTAAAACCTGGGGATACTCGTGCGGCATACAACCAGTTGAGAGTAGAATGGGGTAAGATGCGTGCTGCCTTAGGATTCCCTAAGGAGTACCAGTTTTACAGCCTGAAGGATACGGGCATCAGGGACTTGGCGAACGCACAGGGCATCGTTGTTGCCAAGGAACAGGCGCGCCACTCAGACATATCCGTGACAAACCGATATATCAAGAATCAGATGAAAGTAAACGAGGAGACTAAGCACTTTAAAGGTGGGCTTTAGTCTCCTCGGAGATTACGACATCATGTAAAAGTAGCCAACGAAGATTGGCTCAATCTGGTCATCCTTGACTTCCAACTCGATTTTTTCGCATACAAATTTCTTGTTATGAATGATGTATGTTCTGGATGGATCAGGGATGACGTCACTTTTAAACTTTACCTGAAGGCAGTTCTTGTTGTCTATTTTGAGACCGTTATCATGCAAGGATTTCAGGCAGGTTGTACCTATTTCGCTCTTCGTGCAGAGTGCCAACGAATAGAAGGCATCGTCTATGAAGGCTATTCCGCTAAATCTGTAACCCCCGTTGATGCGGTAATCAGTCATAAACTGCGGCCATCTGGACTTTTCACCTACCCACGATAGATTTGCAGTAGTCCCGTCGCCCGTTTGCACTCTGCCCGGAAGAATGAAGAATATGTTCATGCATTCTTGATCATCCTCCGAGTTATCGAGTGTGGATTCATCGTCGATCGCATCCTGTACGGACGTATAGCTATATCCGTCTTCATCAACATCACATTCCTTGGAATCGGGTTCTTTGTCATTTGGAATTGATAGAAGACATCGTTTCTCGTAGTAGTTGTTTTCGCCTATTAATCCGGTTTTGAAATTGATATTTTCTACTACTTGCGCAGCAGGAGATATGTTCAAGTCGACATAATCATCAGACGAACTGTTCCTGATTAATGGTGACCAGATTCCAGCAAGCTTCCAGCTTTTATTCCCGTTTTCGTCTTCCACGTATATGTAGTAGTCGCCGAAATTCTCGATGATGGTCTGCCGTTTCTTTTTTTCAGACCACAACAACGTGGTAGAAGCAAATTGTCTATCTAAACCCATAAACTCTTTGCTATGAACAATCTCGAAACTATCGAAAACTTTTTTCGAGATAATTTCGTAGTTGTCTCTGTTGGCAGAATCTCCAAGATTATATTCCAGGTTTGCTGTAGATGACGTGGAGAAGGAACCATCTTCATCGTAATCCGTAGTGTATTCATCCAAAGGCTCAATTTCTACGGAATCAGCAGTTGTCAGTTCTGAAGCGTTGATAACCGAGCTGGTCTTCTTGATATCGTTAAAAACGATGGTGGCATTGAATAGTTTCCGGAATTCTTCTATAAAGGTATAGCTGGACCAATGAGGAAGTGCCTTACGAAGCTCACGGGTCTTGTAGGCTGAAGCGATATACAGGAGGTTCCATGGCTTGCAGTCGAAGTCGTTGCGCTTGAGAGTATATCCTTCGTATTCCACTACTTTGCGGAAAATATGCATCAGGTTGGGCTGAACTGCCAGGTTCGTGATAAATGGCGCATTGTAGCCGATAAACTGCTTGGTTCTGTCCACTCCAACAAAATTAGCGATAAGATCGTTTGTTTCGTCTCTTACTGGCATAAAGCACCATTTACCCAGCACACCCAGAAACTTCGATTTATCCTCATCCAATCTGTATATTTCACTAATCTTGTCTTTGAATTTCTGGGACCAGCCCTTATCAACATCATATCCTGGCTTATCTGCTGTTCCCAATGGAATCTCATCGATATAATGTTTGGTCATCCTATCATTGTATTTGATGCGGGATTTTCCGCCCACAATCTGCAGTTTGATATCCGACTCTGTTACACTAATAATCGTGCCTACACCAGAAAGGACGAGCCGTCCGCTAACGTACAGTTTGCAGTCGTCATACTTTTTGGTATTCTTTGATACGTCGAATCTGCTGACATTTTCAAAAACCCTGCGATTATTCATGATTGACATCGGGAAGGTGATATCATAGGAGTATTCGCCATCGTCGGTGACGTATTGGTTGGCGTATGTTATCTTAATGGATTGGCTGGCTGCAGGATAAGCAGCCATGCCATTGATAATACATGTAATCATAAGCTATTTGTTGTCTAACATCTTGTTATAATCTTTCCATTTTCTGGCGAAGCCATTGCGCCCCGTGATAACCACCTCAGCTTGTATGCCATCGTTGAGCTGCTGGTTGAGTAGGTCGATGGTTGCACTCACACCATCGAGGGCTGCAGTAACTTGCTCATTGTCTGTCGACACGTTTACCACAGGAGCGACCACGGCAGCACCTCCACCACCCATGGCACGGCTCACGTCTTGTGCGGTGAGAGAGGCGACGGTGTTGTTACGCTGCGCAGCATCGATGAGTTTCAGGGCAGGAAGCAATTGAGGATTGTTGACTGCGTTATGGTTAGCTACGAACTCGCCGGCATGGACCACGCCTGCCTCTTTCTTCCAGCTGCCAGGACCAGTGAAACCTCCTTCATAGTAGCCTGCCGCCTCTGCCTGATGTTGCTTTTTAATGGTTGCCACCTGTAGCATACCAGCTGCGAGAGCGATGCCTGCTGAGATTGGAGCGAGCACCAGGTTGGCTGGGTATGGAGCTCCAGCCATAGTTGACGAGTAGGCGGAGATGGCACCAGTAGCAGTCTGGGCCATGGCTTGCGCGAGCTCCATGACCATCGCCTTTTTGTTTGCTTTTGTCTTCGCTTTGGCAATCTCTTTGTCTCGCTTCTCCTCTAATTTCTTTTTCTTTGCAGAGTTGTTGCCGGCGGCATTGATTTGTTTATCGTAATTTTTCTCTATCTTGGCGACTTCGAGATCAGAGCAAGCTTGCGAGTAGGCGGACGCAGCTGACATCATACCCGACATGCTACTGAAGGCTGCGGACGCCACGGAGAGGATGGTGCTGTAGGTCTCTTTGTTCATCTGCTTCTTGGCATCCAGGTAGGCTTGCTCGCTGATTTTGTCTTCAGCACGAAGCTTGTCCAGATTGTCGTTGACCATCTTCTGCTGTTTTACGGCAGACATAGCGCCACCGATGACAGAACCTATGTTGTCACTCATCATGGTGCCATGATCATCTTGCGGTTTGCTCATTTTGCGAGCAGTATCAAGGGCCGTGTTGGCATCATCCTTGCGCTGATCATCGACTGAAGGCTTGTATGATGCGTACTTATTAGCGATGCCCATCTTCATGCGTTGGTATTCCTCTTCGCTGACGAGACCCGCCTTGTGAACCTCGTCAAGACCTTTCAGTTCCAACTTCATTTGCTCCTCGTTTCCCATTTTGAGATACTCTTGTTTGAGCTGCATGAGGGTTTTGTCGTATTGCTCCTGACGCTCGTATTGATGCTGAAGCTGGCTGCGCTCACGTTCCTTCGCGATTTGCCAGAACTCATCGGATGATGACAGATAAAGCTCTTGTTTCTCGTCGAGGTAGTTTTGGTCGAGCAGGAAGAGAGCTTCATTGAGAGCATCTTCGTCATGGTAGATATCGGACTTTTTGTTGTAGTAGTTGGCACGGATATTCATTTCGGCAGTCTGTCTGTTGGTCTCGATGGCTTCGAGATCAGCTGTCTGCTTCTTCTCGTAGTCGGCTGCGATTTTTCCTTTCTCGGCATTCAGCCGTTTGTATTCCTCACTCTCAGCCTCGCCATACTTTTTGAGGATATCCATGCGCTGCTGTAAGCCTTGTTCTTTGATTTGCGCCATGCGGTCGTTGTATTCGGCGAGGCGAATCTGTCCAGTAGAGTAGAGGGTGGTAGCCTCTAATTGCTCTGCTTGGTTTGACTTCTTGGCATCATCAAGCTTCTTTTTGAGATCAGCCTTTCGCTTGACTGCAGCCTTGCGAGCCTCTTCCTCCTGCTTTTTCTTGGCTTTCTCGGCAGCCTTGCGCTCCTTATCGGTCATAGTATGAGTGGAAGATGCTGGAGTACTACTATTGGAAGTAGCGATTACTTGCGTATTTTTCTTCTCCACCTTTTTATATTGTTGCTGAAGTTTGGTATTCTTTTTAATCTCGGTATCCAGGAACTTATCCTCGGCATCGAGTGTTTGTTGTTGGCTTAGGTTGCTTTGTAGCCTTTGAGTATGAATCTCTTTTTGCTTCTGATTGCTTTTTAGAGCTTCGTTTAGTTCGATTAGTTGACCTGTCAAAGCATCAGCCACAGCCTCACTTTCGTATTTCTTCGGGTGAGCTTGACGCTCGGCATCCACAGCTTTGAGAGAACCACGTATGCGTCTCTCCTTTTGCTTGAGGGTAAGTCTCTTCTTGTTGATTTCCACTTTACGCTCATAGATAGCTTCCGCCATCGCAGCATTTTCCAATTCTTTGATGTAGTTTTGGATGGCTATCTGGTTGTCGTTGTATAGTTTGCCTTCCTTAGAGATAGAGGCGTGGTATTCCGGCACGAGTTTTTGCATGTTAGCGATAGCCAGTCTGCGCTCATCGACGGTGTAGGCATTGGAATGGATAACCTTGTTGAGCATATCAATTTTATTGCGCTCATCAAGGGTGGCTTCTGAAACCTTCTTAGCCAAATTTGCCTGTGATTCAGCGACAGCCTTTGCATTCTTGACAGATTGGAGATTGTCGTGCAGAGCCTTGTTGTAGTTCACGATGTATTTATAGCAACCATAGACGGCCACACCCACCACAGTGAGAACTGTGGCGAGAGCTGCCCACGGATTGGTGAGACTGGCAAGACGAGCAGCTCTCATTACCACGATGTAGCCTTGCACGCCTTTGGTGAGATAAGCCCATGCCGCTTGCAGGGCAACCATAGCTGTGCGCAAAAGGGTGACGGTAGCGATGTAGGCTTTATCTACCGCTGTAGCGTATGCGGTAGCAGCATTTTTTAGCTTGATGGCGATAATCTCCTTATACCAGAGGGCTGTGCAAACAGCAATAGTAGTGGCAAGGACCGTCAACCCTTTGGCATGCGTAACCGTGAAAGTTATCAAAGTTGATAACACACGGATGCCTACGCTCATGGTCGATATGGCATATCGGGTGACGGGAATGAGTTTCTCACCGAGTTCGATGGTAAGGTCCTGAAAACGCTTCTTGGCCTTGTCGAGGTCTGCTTGGACGGTATTGTTCTGGACATTAAACTCATCGAGCACACTGGTACCAGCAGCATACGATTGGTTAGCGAGGTCTTGCGCAGTCTTCACTTGGTCGAGATGGGAAGCTACGGCAGAGAGAACTCCCACGGCACGAGTACCATTGAGTTGCATTTCCTCGAACATCGGAGCCATCTCAGCGAAACCTCCCTTTGACTTCATGGCTTGCAAGAACTTCATCAAGCCCTCGTTGGCATTGGTCTTCATGAGATTAGAAAATTTCTTCACTTCAATGCCGGCTATCTTTGCGAACTTGGCTGGCTCCTGATACATCTTGGTGATGAGCTGTGCGAAGACGGTGGCGGAAGTTGCCTCCTCTTGCATATTTTGATCAAGGGCAGAGGCGAGACCCATGAGCTGTGCTTGGGTCATGCCTGCCTGAATGCCTACACCCGACAGATCAGCAGTGAAATCAACGATATAACCAGCGTTGGCTGATGAGTTCTGGGCAAGCTCGTTGACGGCAGAACCAGTGGCGAGCATTGCACCGCGTAATCCCTTGGTTTTATCCTCGCCAAACATCTGTGCCAGTTTACCAATCTTATCGACTGCCCCCTTGCCGAGGTCATCGACGAGAGCTACGTTGATTTTATCTGCACCATCCACAAATTCCTCAATCATCTCCTTACTGGTGATGCCAAGGCGACCTGCAGAGCCTGCCAACTCGTTGAGCTGTTCACGAGCGGTACGAGTATCCATGCGCTTGAAGTCCTCATTCATCTGGTGAACTTGTTCATCGGTCTGACCTGTATATTTGCGAACGTCGGCCATCGACTCTTCCATATCAGCGTATGCTTGAGCACACTTGCGTAAGGTCATAGAGAGACCTGCATATGCTGCAATAATCTGAGAAACTGCACCCCAGTTGGTGTTGAGCGTATCGACGAAACGAGACCAAAGACTTTTAGAAGCCTTACCCTCGTTATTGATGTGCTGCATCTCCGCCCTAACATCTTTTAATTGCTTTTGCAATTTCTTCCACTCTTTTGAATTACGCTCGATGGCACCACTCTTCAACTCTTTGTTGAGAGCTTTGGCTATCTGTTGTAAATCTTTGTATGAAGCTGAAGAAAGATTTTTGAGCGTATCATTGACTTTCTGTTGAGTTGTCCTGTAAGCATCCGTTTCTGCTTTCAGTTTTTTGATTTGTCTCTCAAAAGCTGCAACCGATTCCCCTTTTGCATAGGCTTCCTCTTTTGCTTTTTGGACTTCTTTTAATTTATTTTCTAACTCATTGAGTCTGTTTTTTGCATCCTTGGTGTCAAGGATAACTCTGCTAATATGAGTATCTGTACTTGTTGCCATAATAGAATTTTTATATTTATGGCAAAGTTAGTAAGGATAGGGATATAATAAAAATACGAGACCGTTTCCTTACGACCTCGTATTTAAATCTTCTTTATGAAATTCGTCTCTTTCTCTCAGTGCGAATTTTGTTGCCACATCTTCAGCATTCCAGCAAAGATACTTCTTATTTCTGTGACTTAGTGTTTGTTTGTCCCCTGTAATAGAGTTTTCTATAGTAATGTAGTAAAGACCATCTTTTCGAGTTATCTCACTTGCTGAATTATTATGAGATAACAGATGAATTTTCTCGTTATAATCTTCACCATTTGGAGAATATGAAGAATTTGACACAGAGCAAGAATGACTACCTATCTTGCTCAAAGCATGGCCAATGCCGAGTGTAGCATAAGCCAATATCGCCGATATAATCAAAATCTCAAACATAATTCCAATCTTTATTATTATCTTTGTTGCAAATTTAATAATAATTTTTGAAATAAGCAAGTTTTTTATGTTAAATCTTTCATTTTTCGACCTCTATGTATCTGGAATATTTGATGCGAGCGTGAGGGTTGAAACTCACGATGCGCACCTCGTAGCCCTTGGTGCCCCACCGCCACCAGAGGAAGCGGTGCTTGTAAGTGCGGCTCACGATGGTGGTGAGGCTGTCGTAGGCTACATACTGGCACTCCCGCTTAGGGATATCGATATGGAGCGAGAGCCATTTGTCGTTGTATGCGAAAACTGAGTCGGCGGTACCAGGAACCGGGGTGATAATGACTGTGTCGGCAGTCTCGGCAGACAGAGTGTGTTGCGCTTGTACATCCTTTAGTTTAACCTTCAAGTCCTTAATGAGCTTGGTGTCGGTGAGGTGTAGCTGCTCCAGCTCTGAGACCTTAGCTTGTAGTGCGGTGTTTTGCGCTACAGGTAGAGAATCATTCAGTTTGTCGTACTTGATATCGTAGGTGAGCGCACTCACATTTGAGGTTTGCCGGTCGAGATCGCCCTGCAGCTGGCGGTTCTCGGCAATACTTGCCAGAAGGGCAACCAAGGTGATGACAAAAAGCACGGAGAGAACCTTGATGATGGTGATTTTAATATCCTTCATGATTATAAGTCTTTATATTCGTCGATAGCGTTGAAGCATGGGCACCATTTTTTCCACTTCTTGCTGTCTGTGCCCCAAATGTCACGATGCCCCATGATCTGTGCATCTGGGAATTGTTGCTTCAGTCTATGAAGCAGCAAAACGAGAGCATCCTTCTGTTCGGGCGTGCGGTTGTCGGTAGGCTTGCCGTGGCTGTCGATGCCACCCATGTAGGCAACGTTGATGGCAGAGGAGTTGTAGCCCTGCACGCCGTTGCTGACCAGTTCGATGGCGAGAAGCTGATGGATGCCACCATTGCTGTCCACCACGTAATGATAACCAGGATATTTCCAACCCTTCAGGCGGAACTCTGCCTTAAGATCCTCGATGCTCTGACGTTGCGAGCCAGCTGTGCAATGCACAAAAATGCGTTTAATCTTTCTCATCTCTATTGTGATTTAGAAATTTGTTTTTAATGTTCTCAAACTTGGCATCGATGGCGATGGCGACACCGAAGATAGAGCCGGCGTACATGAGCGACTGTGCGAAGTACCAGAGCACGTTGTCAGTCACGTCTTGCGTTTTCGACGTGAAATAGCTGATATAGACCAGCACTATTGCGAAAATCAACACGACCACTGCCGAGCCGTATTGTATCCATTCCTTTGTATTTTTTTGCATGATGATATGTACTTTAGTTTATCTGGTACAAAAGTACATATTGGAGGTTGAAAATAAAAATACGGCAAGCCAAGCTGGAACAGGTACGCTTGACTTGCCGTATATATGCGAAAACTAAGCCTAACGGGTTAGGCTTGATATTGACTCCAGTCTATGGAGTCTTTCTTTTTCCATCCCTCAGAGATGGTTTCTTGGATGTGCTTTTGGATGGCGAGGTAAAAAGCCTTGAAATCTTGAAGACTGTTAAACTCCTTATATACAGGTGCATCCTCAGAGCCGAGCTTCACCTTGTAAGGCAAACTTTCGCCTTGTGTTTGTACTGCGAGGTCGTATGCAGCCTTGTAGTTTGCTTGGTTCTCAGCGGAGAGCCATACCATTTGCCCATCATATTGAAGACCAGAGAGAATGTTGGCATCAGTCTGCTCATTATAGAAATTGTTGATGACAGACTTGATTTCAGCCAAAGAAGGCTTGTGCTGGAACTGATGCTCCATATAGTCAGCCGAGCCATCCTCATTCTTTTGCACATCGACCCTGATGCGCCAATAATTTCTGACAGGATTTGTACACTCGAAGAGTTGTACGTCAGAACTACCATTTATTCTATCCATTATGTGAAAACATATTTAGTTTTACCGTTTCCAAAAGCCATGGCCTTGATGGTTGTCTCAAAGGGGAAACCATCCTCCATCTCGCTAATTTGGCTAAGCACATTTTTCATTTCCTCTGAATTTGTTATGAATTTTTTCATTTGCCCCCCCATTTCTATAGAAACGACACAGCGATCTTCTCCTTCTCGTGTCTTGACACCGAGCTGGAAATCATGGACGATGATTTGGAGGTTGACCAAATCACGAATAGAGATGGTGTCGCCAGGGAAATACTTCTGTCCGTTGGCAGGCTTATAGGTGACCTTCAGGTCTTTGAATGATCTCATAGTTTTTTCTCCTATCAGTTTATTGTTAAGATTGGCGCAGTCGGCGTGTTTGGTCATGCCCCAGAACGAGGCGATGAGCTCATGGCGACGTTTGCGCGATTTTATTTTCTTGATTTTGGCAGCGAACTTCTTCTTGATGCGCTTGCGAAGCTGCACATGGTCGGGGTATATCTTGTATCCCACGAAGTCTATGCCCTCGGTGACAGGGAAGACCCGCTCGTTGGGCTTGACCTCGAAGCCGATAGCCTCCAGCATCTCATGGATGGCATCACGAATCACCCACAGCTCAGCCTTGGTCTCTGCGAGTACCAGACCGTCGTCACAATATCTGAAGTAATGCTTGACGGCCATCTCGTCTTTGAGAGGGTGGTCGAGGTGAATGGAGAGGATAAGGTTGCCTGTGGCTTGCGAGGGGCGAAGCCCGAAGCTGATGCCCTGCTCCAAGAGGTCGATGAGACTGCCCAGTATCTGAAGCAAGACTTTGTCCTTGAAGACATGGGCATAGGCATCCTTGGCAAGTTGGTGGTCAACATTCTCGTAGAAGTGTCTGATGTCGAACTGGTAGGCATACTTGAGATGTGGATTATCACGGAGAACTGCGCTCACCTGCTGCATCATGTCGTGCGTGCCACGCCCCTTGATGCTTGCGCCTGTGGTTCTGATGAACCTACGGTGCAGGTGTCGGTCAACCACACGCATGATGGCGTGGCAGCCGATGCGCCTCTCCATCTTGACAATCTGGAGTCTGCGATGCTTGCCATACTCATAGATGTCACGCTCACGATATTCGGACACGGTAAACGTGCCGTCGGCTATCTCACGCTGCAGGTTGGCGATGACCTCCTCACGGTGCGCCAACAACTCTTGCCCCTCACGGCACTTCTTGCGAACGGTGCCACGAAGAACCTGGTCGAAGGAATCGGACATGTTGTCATGGTCGATGATTTCCTGTATGATATTGCCTTCTCTGCGCATAGCCTTCCTTTATGGGGTCTGACTTCTTCGAATCCATGAAGGACCTACCAAACTCTACCCACCACATTGATTTTTCACTCTATGAGCGTGGCGCATCTCCCTCGGTCACTGCGATGCCGACACGTCGGCTGTGCCGTAGAACCGATTGGTAAGTAGTCCAAGCGCGACCCGACATTCGTGTTCGTGTTCGATGCGTCGTTATTCGCATTCGTGTACGAGATGCCGCCATTCGAGTTCGCATTGTTGTAGCCCCGAAAGAGCACACGGTCTTGGGAGACTCTGCCTTCATGGCTGCAAAGATAGCTTATTTTTTTCATATATATGCGAAAAACAAAAAAAATCGACCGCCACAGGCGGTATTTTTGAAATACCCTGTATAGAGGTCGATTCTTTCGTTATACATTCTTTCGCTTTACGCTACTTCGCTTGTCGCCTTGTATCTCGCTACGCTCGACGCTTTGACGATTTTTCCGCGGAAGGCCAAGCGCGACCCGACATTCGTGTTCGTGTTCGATGCGTCGTCATACGCACCCGTGTACGAGATGCCGCCATTCGAGTTCGCACTGTAGCAGCCCCGAAAGAGCACACGGTGGGCAGAGCCGTTCACCCAATATTTGTCACCATAGTAGGTGCTTGCCGAGCCTGATGCGCTGCCGACGGCGATGACATCGCCATATTGTCCATGATAGACATTGGTAATCCAGATGTCGTTGTAGCTTGACACCTTGATGTACCTGGTGTTGCCGTCAGGCATGAAGATGCGCAGCATATTGGAGTGTGCGCTGTCATTCGGCATATCGCAGTTGTCCACCATGTCGTATTTGTGACCGTAGATGTCCTCGTAGCCACAGCAGCAAATGTTATTGACCTGCTTGACGGTGGTCGCACCGCTCTCCTCGTCGCCCTCCAAGTACCAAGCATATTGATGCACGCCGTTATCGACGATGCTGTTGGTGACGGAGGCGTTGACACCCTTTGCCGCATCGTAGCCGATGGTGTCTGCGATACCGTGCGCCATTGTGCCGCCAGTGGTGCGGTTGTTGGTGTGCGAACCTGCACCACACTGTTCCTGCGAGTTGCGACGGCCATATTTCATGTAGAAGAGGTTGGCGATGTCGCTGTGCATGCCAAAGTCAATCTGCTGCATACCTCTTAGCACGGAATAGTAGTGAAAATCTGACCATTCCATGTTGGCTGTGGTAGAACCGCCAGAGACACAAGCTCTGAGTTTGTCGCCCACGACAGTACTGCCTACGACACCGCAGAGGTATTCATCAATCTCCACCCAGTCAGGCTCCATGTCCTCAATCTTGTCGGAGTTGCTCAGCACCACCTTGTCGCCAGGCGTGTTCTTCCACACGGTAGCACAAAGGGTCTTGGCACTGTCTGGTATGTCTGATATGATATACTGGCCACGCTCGAAGGTGAGGTTGATGGTCGGCACGAGCACATTGCTGATGACACTGCCGTCCTCTGCGAGGAAGAGCGAGCAAATCATGTTGGTGCCAGGGACAGCAGGGAAGCGGACACGGCTATATCCCTCTACATCGACCTTGATGACTGCGTAGTTGGTATCTGCCACGTATGACTCGCTGAGTGTCGGCTTGTTGGCGGTGAGTTTGTACCCCTCTCGCCATCCGCCCTTGGACAACTTGATCTCATCGATGGTCATCTGCACAGTATCGGCAGAGACGGACGGAACTGTCTTGTTGGTGGAGAAGCAAATGTAGTGCTTCCTGTTCAGATAGTCATTGATGCCCTTGAACCAGTGATGTGGCTCCAGCATCATGATGTCGCCCTCGGAGCTATCGAGCTTGGCAGCCGAGCAGTCACGCACCTCCTTGGCATCGGCGTAGTAGTTGGAGTTGTCATCGTGGAGCGGATAGTAGGTCATCTCGCCGTCGAGGTTATTGATGACCGTGTCAACGCCCGCCATGCTGACGTTGCGCTGCGTCGCCTTCTTGGTGACCTTGGCCAACACGCGGTGGCGTTGGCTGAGGTAGGACTTGATGTGACCCGAAGGCTGGTAGGCATTGCCATACTTGTAGCCCGTCTCGTTGTCAAGGTTGCTGACGTTGGCATCGTCCGCCACGCTGTCGTCGAACTCGACCACCGTGTATGGAGGCTGCATGATGTTGAGCTCAGGGTAGTGCTGCTGGTATCTCTGGAACTCCACGTCATCGATGTACTGGGTGAGCTGGTATGAGCCAACCAGTCGGCAGGTCTCGACATTGCCGCCGCTCTCATCGACACCGCCCATCTCCATGTACTGACGGAGGAGCGAGCCGTCGCCCTCCTCGTCGATGCCCGTGATGCGGATGTACTTGACGTTAGGGCACTTCGCCATGAGCTGCGTCCAGTCGATGCCAGGGCAGTTGTCAACCACCAGTCGGGTGATGTTGTCGGTGCCCTCCAAGGTCAAGCCACCCATCTGAAGCTTGGACAGGTAGCGCAGGTCGAGGGTCTGCAAGGTAGCAGGCAAGACCGCCTTGGTGAGCGGAGAGCCCTTGGCGAAGGTGACACCTGTGAGGGCGGTGTCGGAAGCGAGGAACGTCTCCAGCTTGGTGTTGTTCGTGAGGTCCATGCCCGTGAGCAGTGCGCTCTGAAGACCGCCCATGTTGAGGGAGCGGAGGTTCTTGCATCCGTCCACGATGAGGTTACCCAGCGTGGATTGCGTGCCTGCGCAGCTGATGTCGAGCGTGCGGAGTGCCGTGAGGTTGCTCAGGTTGAGTGTCTGCAGGATGGCGTGGCTGACATCCGTGAGGTCAAGTCCCATGATGCGAGAGGCACCGTAGATGTACTGAGGGTCGTTGACGATGAGGTCGGTGTCGAGGGTGAGCTGCACCTGCGCCCCCTTGTCGGATGCGAGGACCGCGCTCTGATGCGGCGTGCCGCTGGTGTAGCCATAGCCGAAGAAGTAACGCTCGGAGGCGGTTATCTTGATCTTGCGGTTGTCGGAGCCGAACTTGTAGCCGAAGTAACAGCCGAAGCTGTCCTTGCGGTAGGTGCCACAGACATACTGGCTGTCGAGGAGGGCGAAGCGGTTCTGTATGGTGTAGCAGCGGTGTGCGTATCGGCTGCCCTGCAATGCGTAGAGGTAGTTGTAGGTCTGCACGCCCGTCGTAGTCTTGACACCCTCGATGAGCGGCGTGACATACTTGTAGATGCCGTCTTTGTTGTAGATGCGCTCGCACCAGTTGCCCATCTCCTCCTCGTTGAACACCTGCAGGACATAATCGAGTGACATATTGCTGCGGATGGTCTCTGCGACCTCTCGCAACTTGTCCGGGCATGCTCTGACAAGCTCCCACAAGATGCTATCGTGACCAGCGAAGGCATAGCTGCCGATGCTTTCATCGAATGTCTCATGCGTGATGGTATAGTCATATTTGAGATATGAGTCATTGCGCAGGCCGAAGAGGGTATCCATATCGTAAGGTATGAACATCCAGTGCACACCATCCCATGTGACGAGCATCATGTTCTTTACACGGTTATCCACCCCCATTAAGTAGTCTGTGATGAGGTACCAGGCAAACGGTGCTTCATTGATGAAGTACCCCTGGTATTCAGCCTGAAACTTGGTAGGATTGCCCTTGCAGGAGTATATCCACTGCCACAGTCTCTGCACTGCTGCCTTATCCTCAGGATCAGCTGTATCCCAAGTTTTATCTGGCTTGAAGCGGAATTCCAGCGCAGCATCGAAGCGTGCGAGATCTGCCGTGCCGAAGAGACAGATAGGCTCTGAGTTATTGAGGAACTCCAGGCATATGCACTTGTTGCGCTGTCCTGCCAAGGTTGCTTCATCATTGAATCCCTCAATGCCCTCGAAGCCATAGACAATTGCAGATCCGGACTTCTCGTTGTTGAAATTGTACTTGCCGAGATAAGCATTCGTGCCATCGCCATTCTGGTCATAGAACACGTCAATAGGGAAACCATCCACACCAATGCGCACGTCATACTCACCCTTATAGGCAGCCTGTGGAGGTGTCAGCCATCCGCAGCGCTTGAACACGTCATTGACGATGCGCACCGCACCTGTATTGTGGGTTGATGAGGAATCACAGAAGTCTGCCTTGATACAGAAGATGTCAACAGGTCTTGCACCCGGCTTGAAGGAATAAAGGAAGTCCTCCTGCAGCACACCATTAATGAAGAGTTGCGTTCCATACTTCTCGCTACGGCTCATGTAGATGCGGTAGTTCTTGCGAGGGTATGTCGTGGAGGATGTACCCTGAATGCGGAGACCGCACTGTTTGATGACGAAGTCATACTGCTTGCCGTATGGCGAGTAGAAGTAGATATCAACAGGAATCTCGAACTTCTTGTTGTTTGTTTGGTTGAGCAGGTCGATATCACCAACTATGCGCATCACACCCTTGCCCTGTGCTCTAAGTTTCTCGATATCTACATCTGTGCCTTCATCATTCATGACAGCATTCTTCTGGAAGAGGACAACCATCTCGTTGCTTGTCTTGCGATCGACGATGTAGTTGGACAGCTCCTCGTCATCGGAGATGGCACGGTCGTATATGCGAAAATTGCGAAGCTCCACGTCGGCATCGTCCGAGAGGACACGGATGTCGGCAGGGGAATCCTGTATCATGGAGTCGGTCTGCGAGAAGCGCACCGCACCCGACAGGATGCCGTTGACATAGAGCTGCAGGAGTCGGTTGCCACCCTTGGCACTGACTACGAAAGCAATCTTGTAGTTCATGCCCGAGGCGAACTTGGTGCTCACCTCCGTGCCAGCGGTGGTGCGGATGAGCGCCTCCTGCGTGGTCATCTGGAAGCCCACGCCGCCAGCCATGCAGTCGAGGATGATGCCGTCACGGTCCGTGACGTTGTCGCACATCAGCTCCATCTCATAGGTCGCTCCCGTGCCTGTGGCATCGGAGGAGAAAGGCTTGAAGCCGATGTCGATGCTCGCACCGTTGGTAAGACGGAGGGCATCGCCCGTCCAACCGTTGGAGGTCCAGTCGAAGCCCGAGAACTTGGTGGCGATGTCGCCATACTCCCACGTGGCAGGGTTCGCCTCGGTGCTCGCACGCCCCGATGCGGTGAGCTTCAACCGCAAGCCAGCCGTGGTCTCGATGATATCGACGCTACTCTTCTCCACCTCGACGAAGAACGGATAGGAGGTCACGCCGCACTCGAAGCGCATCTCTATGGTGCCCTGGTCGAGGAAGCGGTTGGTGTATGCCTGCAACGTGCGAGGCACGCTGACGGTCTGCGTCTTGATGCCGTCACGGTAGATGGACACGGAGGCAGGTGTCGTGGCCGGGTCGTATGCCACGAAGTCGAAGGACATCTGCTCGTATTGACCAGCCTTGATGGTTGGGCGCAGGTGGTCGTCGGTGAAGACGGCACCGTCGGTGGAAATGATTTTCGCACCGATGTAGGGGGTGTCGGTCGCACCCCTCAAAATATCCAAATATATGCTGTCGGAGCGGAGCGTGAGCGTAGGGCTCGCCTCCATCTCAGCCACCATCTGTATGGTGTGCCGTCCATCGTCAAGCCCCGTCATGGAGAGGTTGAAGCTGCCGTTGGTGGTGCCGCTTCGGGTGACGGTCTGTGCGTTGCGCTGCTTGCCGTCGACATAGAGGGTCACCACCTTGGTGCCAGAGCCACTGACGGCGAAAGGTATGCTGACGGTCTCGTTGTTACCATAGCCATCCTGCGCCACGCACTCGGCGATGTTGAAGGAAGACGAGAGGGAGAGCGTGACCGCCTTGACGGACACGTAGGCTTGCTTGGTCTGTGCCTTGCCTGTCAGTGGGTCTGTGGTGGAGGCGATGACATAGATGTCGGTCGTGCCGAGTTGCAGGTACTTGGTGAGGTCGAGCTGGTAGCTGCCCGCGCTGACATCCTCGATGGTGTCGCTGTAGATGGTGGTCGCACCGAGGCGCATCTGTATCTGTACGGTCGCCTTCTGTCCAGTCGATTGCCCCTTCTCGTCACCTGAGCTGTACTGGTGGTCGTAGGTGTAGGTGAGCATAGCGTTGCCACCACGCTTGACGATGGCGTTGTCAACGACTGCGGATATGAGAATCTTGGTGGTCGAGGTCTCGCCACCACCGCCACCAGAGCCCATCGGCAGGTCAAGGGTGGTGATTTCGCCGCCCTGCTTGTTTTTGAGGCTGACGTGGACGGATGTCTCGTCATCGCTCACCTCGACATCGGCGGAGGCGAGGGTGTTGCCCTCTATCTCGTTGAGCTTGGCGGTGACCGCCTTGTTCTCCACAGGGTTTGTGCTGTCCTGGTCGAGCGTCTCGTCCACCTCCACGGTTGGGATGGTGATGTCGATGTTGCCTGTGCCGTCGGGAGTCTGCCTCTCGCCGTTGACGGTTATCTGCTTGACCGTGCCAGCACCTCCGAAATCCTCCCACGAGGCAGCTTGCTCCCAAGAGGAGATGTCCGTGCCGACGAACTGCTTGGTGAGCCACTTGCCCTGCGAAACCTCGAAGGTGATGCAGAGACCCTTGGCACGGTTTTTCTCCGGCACGGCCACGATGGCGGTGTCGAGTGTGTAGAAGCCTGTATCCAATGGCACTTGGTCGGTGACGTTGTAGGTGTTGCCACCCTTGCCACCGCCAGACTCCCTCAGGCTCTCCTTCAGCTCGTCGCTCAGCATTTCCTCGGTGATGCCACCTTGCTCCAAGGCATTGAAGTGCTCTGTGGTCTTCTGGGCGAGTGCGGAGATGTTGTCTGCGAGTGCCTTGTTGGTGCCAGCCTGTGAGGTGACGTGCTGCTCGAAGGTCTCGACCTTGGAGCGCATGTCGGAAAGCTCGTCGGCGAGCACCTGCTTGGTGTCGGGGTCGAGCACCGCCTTGGTGGAGGTGGCAGGAAGGAACACCTCGCCCTTGTTTTGGAGCATCCGCACCTTGGTTGCCACCAGTTTCGTGAGGTCGCTGATGGGATCGGACGGCGAGACGTAGGCGGTCACGTCGATGGTGCCGCCGACATTCCACTTCTCCCCTGTGTTGGTCCATGTACCAGGGGTGTTGCACTTATATACGATAGCGTTTGCCAACTCGCCGACAAAGGCGTAGTCGCCCTTGTCAGGGTTTGGATAGGTCGCCTTCAGCTCAGCCTCGTTGGAGAAGAGGTACTTGCGCTTGTTGGTTTGCTCCAGCTCGGTGATGGCGGTGAGGATCAAGCCGAAGTTGGCGTTGATGCTCTCTACGACGTTGCCGAAGGTCGTGCCCGAAGATGGGACTTTGTTCAAATCTTCCATAATATATGCGTTTTATAGTTTTACCAGTCACGAGGGCATTTGAACTGAATCCAGCATCCCTCGCCATCATCAGAATAAATTTGTGTGCTGAAGATGAGAATCATTGCATCTCCCTTGGCACCAAGCCCCAAGGTTTGGGAATGCTGTCCTTGGTCGTGCATGATGTAAGGTGTCTTGGTCGTGCCATCAGCCTTGATGTTGGCTCCCACGGTGATGTTCATCCCATTGCAAGCCCCATTCTTGCCACTGCCATTCATGGTCTTGACCATGATCATGTGGCCATCGTCATACGGCTGCATGTCTGGCAATTGGTATGTGGTGTTCTCTTCCATGAGCAAAGCCACATTAACGGAACGGTCAATCTTGTTGGAGTTGCTGTTGAAAGTTACGGTTTTGAGAGCCAGTCCTGCCGTATATCCGCCCCCGAACACCATGGCTGCAGCCTTTCCCTTTTTGTTCTTGATGGAGATGACTGCACCGTATCTGGTCAGGTAGTCATCCACCTCATCTATTAATCTCATGAGAATGGGAGTGCCCAAAGACTGCCACTGACCCAATATCGCCTGGCGGTTCTTGCCATTGAAGACTATGAACTCATCCAGAAGCGTCATTTCATTCTCCTTGCCGTAGCCAATGTCCTCGGTGCCATCCTCATCCTTGATGATGTTAAGAGCTGTACCTATGCTGCTCTCATTGATGGTGAAGCCGCCAATCTTGCCCTTGCTTGCCTCAATCTCCCCTTTGAGCTTGGCGTTGCCCTGCTCATCGATGGAGAAGTTGCCGTTGGGCGAGCGGACGGACTGAAGGACACCGCCCTTGGCGTAGATGTAGCCGTGTAGGATGATGTCGTTGAGAATGGCACGTCCACCGTGGGTGAGGACGAAGGAGCACATATTTTTCAGTTCTTCGTCGGTTGCTTGGTAACCTGGATCGTTGATGTACTTGCCAATGGTGTAGAAAGCCTGCTTGATGTCGCCACCGCCCCAGATGAAGGGCGAGTTCTTGGTGGCAGCGTAGCCGCTCATGCCACCCGTTTCTTTTGTCATCTTTCCGTTGCGGAACTGACCGACACGTATGTCCTGCGTCATCACGAGGCCACCGTTGACCGTGGTCTTCGCCTCGGTGATGGCGGAGGTGAGGTACTTGAACGCCTCGAAGTCAGCCAAGGCGTGGTCGTTGTCATCATAGGCCGTAGCCCATGCTATAGGCAGGTTGCCTTGGTTGAGCGTGACCTCCATCACGGTCGCCGATGCCTCAAATATGCGAAAGCGTGTATCCTCGGCATCGGAGCACTCGAAGATGACGGAGTATCTCTTCAGCTCATCCATGAGCTGTATGGTCTCGCTGTAGCCACCGATGGTGAAGCGGAGGGACGAGCCACGAGCCTTCAGCGAGAGGGTGTATTTCTCACCTGCAATGAGTGAGGCGGTGAGCTGCTGCGCAAAACCGCCATCGGTGAGGGTGACAGCATGACCCGATGCACTCTCCGATGTCTCGATGAACTCGGCGTTTTTGCACTCCCAGTATTTGGCGGAGTCGCTGAAAATGGTGGTTTCATCGGTGATTTCCATTTTTTCGTCAAACTCCTGCGAGGTGTAGTCGCCTGTGAAGCCAGAGTTGAGCAGGAGGTTTCCGCTCTTGATGCCCAGCCCCTGCAGCTGCTCGATGGGTGTGCCGTCTGGGAGCGTGGTGCCAGGCTCGAAGATGGCCTTGCCCTTGAAGGTGGCGGTCTTGGTGAGAGGGTCGTAGGCGATGAAGTTGGTCTGCTCACGGTCACCCACGTAGTAGGTGCCGTAGATGCGAGAGTGGAACTGTCCGCCCTCGAAGCCCTCGTCCTTGACCTCGCAGTCCTGCAGTGAGAAGGAGGTGATGCCCTGGTAGTACTTGGTCGATGGTGCGTCGCTTGCCGTGGCGGAGAGGATGATGGTTGACGTGCGGATTGGGTTGTTGGCGCCTTGGAAGCCCAGCTGCACGATGTTATCGCCCACCTCAGGAACTCCCTCTCCGTCAAACTTGCCGTCTTGGTTGGAGAGGATGATGTAGTTGTCACCGATGCCTGTCACCAGTCGCCAGTAGTACTTGGTGGAAGCGAAGGCGGTCGTGTCCGCCTCTATGCGGAACTGCTGGCAGCGTGCCTGGTCGCCCACGGCGAACTCCTGATAGATGTGCCGCTTGCCGTCTGATGTCTCGAAGTAGCACTTGTAATAGGTAGGCGTGCCAGCGGTGATGACACGGCCACGGGCGTTGAGCCACTCCACCTTGGAGCAGGTCATGGCAGCAGCGGACAAAGCCAGCTCACCGCCCACGTGCTTCAGTTCCTTGATGGTAATCTCCCGAAAGTATGCCGCACGTCGGATGGTGAGAAAGTCGAACTCAGCGGTCGATGTGCCGTCCTTGTCAACCGATATGGACGCTCCTGTGGCATCCGTTTTGAAGTCGCCGAAGGTGGTCTTGGTGCCATTCTCGCCCAACTGTGAGTCGCCAGAGACGAAGAGCGAGGCGAGTTTGGCGAGAGCCTTGGACACAAGTCCTTTGGCGAATGTGATGAGACCTTGGGCGGTATCATCATATACGGAAGAAAGTTTCTCATCGTTGGGAGCGGCAAACTCGAAGAGTGACAGAAAGGCGTTGCCGATGCGTCTTGCGGTGTTTGCCTTGGGGATGCGCTCGTCACGTATCTCCTCGAAGGATTGCTTGATTTGTTGCTTATCTAATTTTTCAGCCATACTCAATTAAATTTTATTGCCAAACATTTGCTTGAAGATGTCAGCCATCAAGCCCAGGTATTCCTCGCCGTAGAACATACCCTCCATGTCGTTGAGTTTCATGATGGAGGCATAGTATTTTTTGTTGAACCATGGTTTGCGCTGACGTGGCTCGCCCAGATTGTGTTTGGCACGGTATTCTGGATCGAGAAAATGAAGGTCGCCAGGATTGCCATGGTAATAGCCATTGCCTGTGCCTGCCTCTTGGTAGAGACCGTAGAGCAGGAATTTGTGGGCTATCATGCGTGAAGAACCTCCGAAGGAAGTGGTTTGCACGCTGTTGAAGAGGGCACCGGTATGCCGGATGCGGTAGTGCATGAGCTTTTCTTTCCAGATGTTGACCATCTCTTCTGCCCATCCCTTCTCATAGGCGTAGATGTCTGCTTGTGAGACAGGACGCTTGATGTCATTCGTTCCATTCCTCATAGTTGTACTCCAGGTTTAATGGCTCACTCACGTCAAGATGGAACTCAACACCTGTGAGACCGTTGATGAAATAGGCACCTATCTCACGGCTGTCTATCTGATCGCTGAGCATATAGGTGTATTCTTTGAACTGCCAGTCGTATTTATCGATAACGATTTTGCTCAGAAATTGCCGGAATATCTTGCGGCACGTGTTGAGCTTCTCCTGTCGGTCATTCATGTCAAACTCTTTGTAGCGCATGAGGATCCACACGGTATAAGTGATGACCTTGCGGTAACTACCGTCACCATTGATGGCCACGTTGCCCTCGTTGGTGTCATCGATGACTACGAAGTTTTTACTCTTAGCCATGTTCTGCAGCATACCCTCGAAAGAGAGTGGGCTGCTGCAGGTGGTAGGCATGAAGCCCAACTCTGAGGTAAGCTTGTTTTGTTTGGTGAGATCTCTAAAGTAAGAGAACGCATCAAAGCCCACCTGCACAGAAGGGGTGTTTATCTCTGTCTTAATCATGATGTTTTCAGTTTATCGTTTAACTCCTCAGCCTCACGTGCCTTGGCATCCAACTCGGTGAGCGCACGCCACACATCAGACTTTTCTATTTGTTTCTCCTTGGTGATGTCACCACCCGTGAGCGCTCGGATCTGCGCATTCATAGCCTCCGTCATATCATAGTCGCCATCTTCAGACGCAGGTTTGAAGAGGTGTGGAAAAGATTTTGAAAAGTTATCTTTTATCCACATGAACCACAAGAACACTCCCATAGTCTCGGATGGAGCACATTTGATAGAGTCTGGCTCTTTGCCCTCATCATCAAGATATAGTCGGCACGCCATCTCGCGTAGTGGCTCGTCGCTCGTCTTGTCTGACTTGAGAAACTGTTGGAAGTAGTTATCGCAGACCATATAGTTGATGAGTGGAAAATCATGCAGCTCGACATCTACTGCCTTGTATGGGCCGATGAAGTCGAGCCTGTTGTCTGCGCCCTTGCCATCGAAGATGAAATCGAATGCCTCGCACAAACTGTGGACCTGCCAAAGCTGAAGGAAGAAGCGCAGCTTCTCACCATTCTCCATCACAGTCTCGCAGAGCCATCCGTCTTTTTTCTCCTTGAGCACCTTGATACCGCAGAAACGGGCGAAGAGATAGGTGCGCACTTGCCATTCGCTCCAACCTTGTGTAAGCAGGAAGAGCACATAGCGCAGCTGCTCTTGTGTGAGATCACTCCAGGAGTGAGGAGCGTGGAGTTGCAGGCTGCCGTCAGCCAGCAAAGAAGAAGGTTGTGTCATCAGCTTTGTTTTCATACGCTTGCATGTGATTGGCCTTGTAGGCGGTTGAGTCTCTGTATTTGGTGAAGTCATCGAGATGATCTTCTATGAAACGAAGAAGGTTCTCGAATGAGCCATGGGTATCTTGTCTGTCTGTGATATCGCCATTTTGGGGCAGGAACAACGCGATGAAATCGAGTATTTTGAGTTTGGCTGCTTGATGGTTAGGCTCGAATTTAGCCTTGCGCTCCTCGCTTAGCAACTGGTCAATCAAGTCATCGGAGAGCTGCTTGCGAAGAAAATTCTCTGCAGTATCGATGTTAGATCTGAAAGATGCGAGGTCATCGAATGTCGGTTTATGGTCGATATAATAATATTGGCGCAGCAAGACCGGTGACCAAAAGAAAGACCGTATATTGTCAAGTGCTTGCTCTGTCTCTGCCCATCCATCGACACGGCGAAGCTCATTGATCATGTTGTGTCTTGCCATGTCACGTCTGTAGGTCAACTCACGCTCCAGGGCATCGACACGGAATTGCGAGGCGGGCGCGATGTTGTCGTTGCTCACCACGCCGAAGCCATTGTCGGTCATGATGATGTCTTGCGAGTGCAGACGATCAAGGAACGTGGCTATCATGACGTATCTCTCGACCTGCAAGAGTAGGCGTGATCCTACCATGGTTGCATCATTTTCATGATCCTGGCCTATGATATTTGTCACGAGGTCTTGATACGTATCATCAAATGATTCCAACATCTTGTTGAACACATCCTCAGAGGCTGCGCCTACGAATGGTAGGATTGCCTCAAATCTATCAACGGTAATATCAATCATCTGTCTGTGATTTTGGGTTGTTTGAAACTTTCTTGGCATCCTTGTTCTCGTCAAGGGTGGTAAGCATGATGAGCGGCACGTCTGGATAGACCTTATCCTCCCAGTGGTTGAAATAGATGATAACCCAGTGGACAGTCTCCATGAGATCATGGAAGGCTTTCTCTATCGACTGCTTGAGCGTGAAGAGCTCTCGCTTGTCGGATCCTGAGTTGTTGGTCTGACTCTTGCCAGGAGTAGCACCCACGAGGTTAGGATGGATATTGTCTGCATAACATTGCATATTGTTGCTCTCTGCGATGTCGTCGCTGTAGTCGCCTCCGTCCTTGGAGGTGTCGATGCGAGTAATCTTGACCATGTTGACCTCCTTGCCGTCTGGGGTAGTGTAATATCCCGCCACCCACAGTTTGCCGCTGTTCTCGATGCCAGAGATGAAGGACTTGATTTTTTCTTTTTCCTGGAGCTTACGCTTTTTCTGATCTTCTTGATTGGTGATGTGCTCTTCCTTGAAGATGCCGCGCCAATAGTCGTTGTGGATTTCCACGAGGTAGGGGATAGCGGCATGGTTTCTGAGCTTTGACATCTTGCCGATGGCGATGAGTCGGGAGATATCATACCATTTATCTCTGAAGATAGCACTGTAGTAGGGAACTGGATAGTATTGACATCCGGCAGTAGGGAAACGTGTCACGATGGCAAACACACGCGCCTTAGTGCGAGGACCATTGCCGCCTTGCCGTGACTTCACCTGTCCGCTCTGCCCCTTCAGCCCCATGCGCTCCTGCAGGTCGCCAAGTGGGTCGAGCTCGTCGAGCAATGGGATAGCCTCTATGTTCTCAGGCTCCAGCGCATTGCGCCAATTGGCGTAAAGCACGTATTCGGAGCGACCGTTTTTGCTCTGCGTGAATCTGCAGTAGCAAGCCTCCTTGTGTCGGACGGCCACGATGCGGTCGCCCTTCTTGTTGAGGATGATAGCCGAGACGCAGAAAAAGAAATATTTCATGTCGGTGATTTGCTCCAGGAAGAATCTGCTCAGAGAATTGTGCATCTTGAAGAGATTGACATCCTTGTCGTCGCTTGGCAATTTGGTTTTGATGTCGTTGTATTGGAATCCAAGACCGTAGCAGGTGAGCACGTTGAAAAGTTTGTTCTGTGCCATCACGCTGCTCTCTCCGATGCTTTTGATGAGCTGGTAGGGTAGAAGGTTGTCTTCACCGAAGGGGATATAGGTGTAGTTTTTGCCATCGCTTGCTTTGACGGTCATCGTGTCTGTGATGCCGTCATCGTCGAAGATGCCAGAAGACTCCACGAAACCGCCTGTCGGGTTGTATGCCTGGTAGCTCATCACGTCGCCCATGGTGGCGAAGGTAATGTCTATGTTTTTGTCGTCCATTTGCTATAAGTATATTGGGTGATTATTATATCTGAAGATGAAAACGTCGCGCACCTTGCGCACCTGGTTGTTAACGGGGTTGCGAAGCCGGTGTGTGCCCTCTCGCCAGTTGGAAGAGGTGACGAGCCAACCACGGTAGTGGATGATGGATCCGTCGGATGCCTTCCAGCAGTCGATGTCAACAGGCGAGCGGTCGATGCGTGAGATATCGAGCGAGCGGCGAAGCTCGTTGATGTGTATTGCCTTGCTTGTATCAGCCATATATGTGAAAACTTTAAGAGTGAAACTTTAGTTGAACGTGTCGTCGAAGGAATCATCGAAGATGCGACCTTCGCCCATATTCTTGAACATCACGTTTTGGATGCGCTGTGCATATTGGTAGGTGAAGGTGAACTCTGGCATATCGTCAGCCTCATTGGTGCGCTCTGCCTTGGATTCAGTGATGGTGACTTGCTTGTCTTGTGAGTAATCCCGGAAAAGATAGATCTCGTCGGAGCGCAGCAGGTCTTCGGCGAAGAGAGTCATCGATGGTGGCAGGATGCCGGTGTCGCCCTCGAAGTTGCGTGTCTCCCTGATAGAATAGTTGATTTTCTTGCCTGATATCACGGCGCTCTTGCGCTCGAACTCTGGTGAAATCTTTTTTTTGCCGAGACAGTAGAAAGTCTCCTGGCATCCGAAGCTGTTGGTAAAGAGCAGCACCGGGTCTGCCACGCTGCCGGTATGATCTATCTGGAACTCTTGTGTGCGCTTGCCCACGGTCACGGTATAAGCGAAGAGATCTCCATATACCTCGTTGTGGTATCTGTCGGGTGATACGTCGAATGTGGTGATGCCATTGACAGTGCGTGTCGGTGTGACATCAGCTGTGAAGGTGGCGGTGTTGACGGTATTAGCATTCTTGATATATCGCGCCGTGACGGTCGCCTTGGTGCTGTCTGAGCCAGCTGCATGGAGGTATTCTCGATGGCCGAGGCGCGTGAGTTTAGCGCCATCCAGGAGTGACATGAAGTATCGGTCGAGGAATGTTGCCGCCGACATATCGATGTCAACGGTGGCATAGTAGGCGGTGATGCTGCCACTTGACCATGAGGCAGTTTCTGTCTCACCTGTGTGCTCGGTGATGGAGATTGAGAATGTGGCAATCACAGTCGGGCGCACAGCATCGGCTATGAGCGTGCCGAGATCGTAGATGGTGATGTTGCCGGAGACGGGGTAGTATGTCTCGCTGAGCAGTTCTTCTCCTGCACAGGTGATGGTGACGGTTGCGCTGTCGCCACCTATCGAGAAGGAGAAGGTGTCGAGCTCACTGGTGAAGAGTGGTGATGTTGGTTTGGTGGCTTTTATCATGTCTTGTCTTTTTTTTAATGCAAAGATAATAAGGTAGGGGAGAAAATAAAAATACGAGACCGTCATCACGACGACCTCGTATGTTATCTACTTTCTGGTAGAAAAGTAGTCAATATATAAAAAAATGACTGTATTTCTTGTTATTCAGACATGGTATCCTTGATTATCCAGACGAGCCTGCCACCCTCAATCTGCATCATCTTATATCCATGCTCTACCATGTATTCTGTGATGGTAGAGATAGAGGCAAAGACCATCTCTTTGATGGCATCCTGTATATCCTTGGAAGAGAGGAAGTCAACGTGCTGATCATTTTGATCATCACATGGACCACTGCCTTCTAAGTAGGCATCAAGGGCTATTGTCACATAGTCAATCTTTGACTCTCGCTCCAGTGGCTGTGGCTTTTGCTCATTATCGTAGGCAGCAAAGCCTATCGGTCGTTTTTTCATACCTTACCTCCTTTGGCCTCCAGGGCTACGTTGATGGTCTGAAAGAGGTCGCTCATACGCTTGAAGGCGTTGAGCATGAGCAGCACCTTGCCGGGACCTCCGAAATCGTCCACGCTGTTGGTTACTACCTCGTCTGATACAAGTTTGTCCTGTATGTAGTTGAGGTTCTCGATGAAGTTGTTGAGTTGGTCAACGTTCATCATATCCACGAGCGCATTCCATACTTCCGTTGTCATGCGCAGATCGGTAGCATTATTCTCATTCATGTCTAATCGTTGTTTATGGTTTTCCACATGGCTAGAGTCATCTTGTACGGCTTAGCCTCTTTAGCTCCATACCGAAGAGCATAATAGCGATGATCATACCATCGGATAATAGTCTGCTTGTGTGGCGCATCATCGATGAAAGCAGCTGATGCGACAACGTTGTTGTCTCTCTGAAATTTGAGTTCCACCTTATGGGCGTTCATCTTCCTGCCTTCAATAACGAAGAACTTGCACCTGATGATATCCTTGGCTGTCAGCTTTGCTGTGCGTCTTCTGCGGTTTCTACTTTTCTTCATCGCTCAATCCTCCTTTCTTGTCTTCTTCTACCGGCCGCCAGAAGACTGCGGAAACAGGGTCTTCGCCATCTGTACCATACTCTTCGCAATCTACGAAAATCTGAGGAGCCGCACCGGAATAGAGGACACCGTCCTTGGCTATCACTCCCTCGCAGCAGAATTCGGTATGACGAGGATCGAAGAATCTTACCCTGGTACCCTCCTTCATCTTGTCCAGGTTCGCCAGGAACTCTCTCGACTTGAAGATGACAATCTTCCTCTTGTCCACCTGCACCCACAGCGGACAGCTATGAGTCTTCTTGCCTATCTTCAGAGCCAGGTCGAAGGCGGTCTTGGTGGTGAAGGAGTCTTCCTCAGACGATACGCTATACGTGGTGACAGTAACGTCCGGATAAAACTGCTTATACGACTCCAGGATCTGCTTGGTTGATTTCTTCTTTGCCATAACTACATCACCTCCCCTCCAAAAAAGAAACCGCTGACCGCCACGATGGCCATCAGAGCCACCATGCCCAACATGACCTTGGCGACGTCGCCATAAGTGACCGTCTCGTCACAGAGGAAACTGAAGGTTTCGCTCTTGGTCTTGGCGAGCTTCTTGATTTCACACTTGAGGGCCTTCATGCCCTCCTCTACGTTGATGCCTACAGGTCTCACCTGAGCATCATTTAATAAAATAGAATTCTGCATAGTGCATCATCTGTTAAGCATTAAACAGCCGATTGTACAAAAGGGTGGCGGCTGCATTCCCCGTTGCTTAACAGATGATGACTTATCCGGAAGGACTAATCAAATCTACGGTTCATGCAGCCGCCATATAGGTACACCTTTTTCCCGTTGCCGGGAAAATGATACTCTTGGGCATAAAAAAAGCCTGCGGCAAGATGCCATAGGCGAAACGGTCGCCCTGCCGGATAGACTACTATCATCTGTTAAGCGGTGGCAAAGATAAGGAGAATATTTGGAACCGCCAAATATTTTTGGGAAAAAGTTTTGTTTTTGGTGGAAAAAGTTAATTTTTTGAGAGAAATGATAGGAATGGGGAATGAAAAAGCCCCCGATGCAAGGTGCAGCAGGGGCTATGATTATTTTTGGAAATACACTTTAAGGGGTAGGGAATTTTCCACATCACCTATTTTAAATGTGAACATGAAATTACCCTCGGTTGGAAATTGAAGGTCGGAGAACTCGAAGATAAAGTTACTAAACAGAAATTCTTCAGAAGGATGTGGCTCTACCTTTGCTTGTATAGGGTTGCCGAGCAAAGGTTTTCCTGTGGCCAAATCGATTACCTGTGTAGTGAACTTTTGTTCGATTTTACTTTCTTCACTATTCATTTTTACTCTGGCTACCAAGAAGAGAGTACTCTTTGGTAGAGGGGCTTTTCTAACCACATAGTGGTCGAAAGTTCCCACGATAGTGAGCTTGCCATCGTTATCTTGTGCGAAGTCACATAATGCAAGAATATCTATAGTCATTTTATTTGTCCTTTAATGTTAGACTCGACTTGTGCCGAGTGGTTGAAAAGTCGTTTGTAATTCTCAAAAGAGTACTTGAGTTTGCTCACAGTTCTCTTGTTGGTGCTTGCGAGGTTTGCGCCATGTCTTCCCGATACGCCCTCTTTTGTATCGAACTTCAGCGAGTTTCTCTTAGAATCAACCCATAGCCTTATGGCATCGCCTTTGATAGTGTCCCCCACCTCGCCATGTACATTCATCTGTTTGCGTATGAGTATTTCTTCCTCGTTAAGTTGTAAGGCTTCCGTGATTTCAACGGAGCTGTTTCTGTCCAGTTCATAGAGTGTCATTTTTTTGCCTGTGATAGGTTCTTCTTTGAGACCTTTCCATTCAGCTCTTCTTGCAATCACAGCAGCTTTTTTCCCCTCGATGATTTCACCTTCCTTTATGTATATAGCCATTATTTGATACTTTTTTGCATTGATTTTTCACTGAAAGAAAAAACCTCAGCCATATCGTCAGGTGAGGCAACATCCATGATGGCAGGGCTTACCTCAAGAGCAACCTCGATGTCTTCTACAGATGCATCCTTGTTTTGTTTAATGATGTAATTGTCCTCATTTTCCTCAATCTCTTTATCAAATTCTTCCTCGGTGATATCGCCAGCGAGCATATTGCAATAGAGCTTGAAATAATTGCGCTCACGTGTGCGGTTGTTTATGGCACGTGTCATCAATTCCTTCAATCTGTCAGCAGTGCTAATTTTGAAAAAGTTAGCTTTGCTGACAACTCCTGCGAAAGCAATCCGTTCTTTGTCTTTGTCTTGTATGGCTACGACCGAACTGCCGTCAGCTTGATAAGTTGTATAAATGGTTGTTGTATTGCTCATGTTGAATATAAACTTGAATGGTTTATTGTTTATTGCTGCAAAATTATGTTTTTTTCTTTATACTTACAAACTTTATTTCAAATTTAACTATAAAATTAACAACAAAATTTGTATGCAAAATTAAATTAAGCAATGTTTGACCACTTTTAGGCTCTTGCCAGACTACTTTCGCCGTCAGGCGAAAAATTTACGAAAACAGGGAAGACAGAAATGTCTTCCCTGTACCTTATTATATATTATAGCTTGCCTTTGTCGTGGAAGCTATAGAAGCCATCCTCTGTGATGATGATGTGGTCCATGAAGAAAAGGCGCATGATTTGGCAAGCCTTGTGTATCTTCAAAGTTACTTCTTCATCAGCCTTGCTTGGCGTGGCATTGTTGGACGGGTGGTTATGCGCCACGGCTAAGATGGTGGCATTGTTGAGCACCGCTTCTTTCATTATCAATCGTACATCGACCGCTGTTTCCGTCAGTCCTCCCTCGCTGAGTTTGATGCACTTTATCAGCCTGAAGTTCTGATTCATCAGCACCACGAAGAAACGTTCTTTCTCGTTGTCCTCCATCTGAGGGAGAAGAAAGTTATAGAGTGCCAAGCTACTGCCGAGGTCGGTCTGCTGAGCCACCTTTTCCATTTGGTAGCGTCTTCCGAGTTCGATGGCGGCTTGTATGGCTATCGCCTTGCAGTCGCCTACACCCTGCACAACTTCGAGTTCCTCAATTCTCGCACGCTTGATATTACGTAGGCTCTCGCCCATGATATTATAAATCTGTCGTGCCTGCTGTAGGCTCTCTTTTGTTCCTGCCCCTCTGTTCATTACAAGCGAGAGAAGTTCCACGTTGCTGAGGGTGTCCATACCGTAGTTGTAGGCTCTGTATTGAGGTCTTTCCTCCCTGCAAAGGTCGTTATAATTTTGTCGTATCATCATTATATTTTTTATTAGTTATACATTCTTTTGGTTCTTGCGAGGAACATGGCACCCATGACCTCGGCGCCACATTCAGCGAGTTGGCTTGCAAACTCTTGGGCGGTCGCTCCGCTTGTTATCACATCGTCGAAGATGATGACCTTCTTGCCCTTGAAATACTCTCTATCGAGTGCCACCCTGTAGCCGAAGCTTTCAGAAACATGGTTTGCGCTGTTGTGCTTGGCTGTGCGCTCGCCATAGATGAAAAGATGGTCGTTGCCGTTCTGTACCTTAGCCTCTTGGCTCACCTTGGAGGCGAAATGAGAGAAACGCTTGGTGTATTTCTTTGAGTTGGCGGCTGGAGCACAAACAAGCACGAAGTCGCCGGCTTTGTCGCCATAGGTCTGAGAGAATGACTTTGCCACCATGTCGGCTGCATAGTCTGTCGCCCACTTCTTGCCATCCTTGAAGGCAAAGATGAAGTTTCTTACTTGCTCTGCCTTGGCTGAGCGGTCGAAACGCTTGGAGTTGTACTCGTAATAGTTGAAAGTCTTCATACGCTTTGAAATTTTTATTCTACCCAGAGGGCTAAAGGAGCTTTTTACTTGAACTCGTCTTTGTCTGCCCGTCTGAGAGTTTTTTTTATTCTGCCCGTCAGGCTTTTTTGTCACTTTTTACGGTGCAATGAGACGAGCGGAGAAGAGGTATGAAGACCAAGGAATTTTGGCTAAAAGTTACAGGAATACCCAATCTGTGATTGTGGAAGGCTGCCAGGAAGTTTTCGCAGAAATCGGGAACCAGTACTTGGTAGGTACCGTCCGCCGTAAATTTGCTGAGGAAAAAGGGATAAAGTCTGATGGGCTACCTATAAAGGGCTGCTCTCGGAGCGGATAAAGCGGACAAAGAAAAGGCTTTGCCTTACCTCGGTGTTAAGCCTCTGTGACGTTTGAACAGCGCAAATTTTAACATCTGTATAGAAATGGGTAAAAAGAAAATTTGCGTATCAAGAAAACCGTGTTTTTCAGGCATTCTGCATGAAAAACAGACCTTAGACCGATGAAATCGCAACATTTGGCAGGCTTCGACCTCGAAGTTGAAGATGCCGAATGTGTCGTTTTACGACAGGTTTTCCACACCTAAAGGCTGGAAAACCTCGATTTTATCGGGGTTTTAGGGATTCAAAGGGAAAATAATTCCCCTTTGTCGCCGAAACGACCCCCCACCGCCCTGCGCCCGAGCCCGCCTCCCGACCCTTTGAAAAGACGGAATATGTAAATAAGTATTAAGAAGTTTGTAAGAGTGCTAAACATAAAAAAGGGGAGTCCGCATCGCTGCGAACTCCCCCAAACGGCGGTCAAGCGAGAATGCTAACCTCCTATGGTCGTATGAAAAAAAATAATATCAGAGCATGGAGCCAGTGGAGATATAGCCATCGGACTGCGGGAATTTCTCTATGCCAATCATGAGTGTGTCGAAGGCATCGGAGCCATCGGTGCGAGCCTCCAGCTTGTCCTCCTCGGTCTCTGCCAGTTTCTCTCCTCGCTTATCCTTCTTGCCATTATACACACCAGCAAGGCGGATGGATATGAGCAGATCTTCATTGTTCTCGCTGTTGATCATGGCACGGTGCTCAGCCTTGCCCACGAACATACGGTTGATGAGCAGCATCTTCTCCAGGTGTCCCATCGGGTTGCCCAGATAGACCTCGTTGACATACCAGCCATGGTCTGTGAGATAGTTGGCGATGAAGGTATGGAAGTCATCATTCATCAGGGCGTAGTTGTTGCCCACGAAGGTAGAGTCGTAGTAGAAGTTAACCTCCTTGCATCGTTGGTACTGGTAATACTCCATGAACTTATCGAGCAGGGCAGGCAGCTTATTCTCATACTTCACGAAGAAACTCTTCAGGCAACGAGCCTCGCCACGCAGGTTGTCTTGTCCCACGCACATCCAGTTGATGAGCGCATTGGCATCGAACGCTATGCACAGCGGACGGTCAGGATCAACGTCTGCATCCATGCGTGCATCCACATGCTGTAGCTTATCGATGTCGTACTCCAGGCCATCGAGGAAGTCGAGGTTGGGAGCCGTGTATAAGTTGACATCACGCAGGTTGGAGTAGAAGCCATCGAGCGAGATGGATGGCCGCTTGCACATGATGGAAGTCTGGAATGTGAGTGCAGGCAAGTCTCGCTTCATCTGCTTGATGAACTCCATGCCGAGCACCTCTACATTATAGACAGAGGAATATTCCTTGTAGAAGAGTGTCTTGGAACGCAACTGTGCCAGTAGCAAGCCTATCTCCTTCAGGCGACGCTTGGCATATAGACTGACGTGCCCCGATGTCTTGATGCGGTTGCGGATGTCAAACTCTTCGACCACGAGCGAGGAGATGGCTTCCACGAGGTGAGGATCACAATCCTTCTTGTAGTTGAGGAACCAGGAACCTTTCTTAGTGACCGGCATATCGGAGGTGACAAGCATGCCATGGTGGTAGTAATGCTGACCAAAGAGGTTGACATTGCCACGGTTGGCAGGGAAGGTCTCATCCTTCAGCTGCTCGAAGTCGATGAACTTCGCCTCGTCGATGTCGAGGTAGTCAAGCGAGAGGGAGTTAGACGTGCCCTTGCGGTCTTGTGAGATAATGGTGCCTATACTTCCATTATAAAACGAGATGGTGTTCTCCCAGTTGGAAGGAGGAATGACCGGGTCAGGCCATCCCAATTTCTTAGGTGGCTTGACCCCGATGAGATAATGCTTGCCCCGATGGAAGCCCCATCGCTCCCAGTGCTGAAGCATGGACGGTATGGTATTGGTGAGACATCGCTTTGCATTGGCGGAGACAAAGCCACCATTGCTGCCAGGCATGCGCTGCATGTTGCGCAGGTTGAACATGGAGTGGAGTACACTTTTGCCTATGCCTCGACCGCCCACTACCACGTTGTCTCGAGCGTTGATGAAGTTGACCTCCATCTGTGCTGGGTTTAGATATTGATCGATCATTGAGCATCCTCCTTGATTTCTTCTGTTGGTGTATATTCCAAGAGTTGCTCATCATAGTCTTCAGCTTCGATTTTGACAAGATCCATGGAGTTGTCGGTGTATTTCTTGATGAGCTTCTTGATGGTGGTCATCACGTTAGGAATGCGCTTGAGACCCAAGTGACGAGGATCTGTGGTAGGGATGAACACCTGAGGTTGAATCTGGTCGTAGCCATTATCCACAGGATCTTCCTTATCCAGAAGATGATATTTACCGTAGGCAGCAGCTGCAGCAGCCATGGCACGGGCATCGCCCATGGACTCAGCCTTATCGTAGGTGCGCTGTATCATCTGGTCGAAGCGGAAACGGGCAAAGTCCTTGGATACACGCTGGAGATTGCCCAGTATGAGCTTGATGAGGTGCAGATCGTTGTATGCCATCATGCGCTGCACACGATAGTCTTGCATATCCTTGAATACCAATTCCTGGTCTGTCTTGCGGGGATTGACGAGCCACCAGGAATAGAGGGCACGGATGCGTAAAATGCGGTCACGCACAGGGGCTGGCACATTTTGCGCATCCATCTCTTCGGGTGTGCGATCCATGAGGTCGATGATGGCATCGATGTTGGCTGGTTCTCTCATACTCTAATCTCCTCTAACATTTGGTTCAGGTATTCATGTGTGCGCTGCACGGCTTGTGGCGAGCCAGCAGCAGCGAGGTCAAGTTCATTCTTGCGAAGCTGCTGCTTCACAGTCGCCATGCCCAGATAGTAGGCACGGTGAAGCTTAGACGAAGGCTTCAGAATCTCCTCACGCAGTTCATCCTCGTTAATATCCAAAAGGACGGACATCTCCGATATCGGAGTCAAAGTCTCTGCCAAGTCTTGCACGTTTTTCATCAATTCCTGTGTAATTTCCATTGATTTTCAAACTTTTGTTAGTACAGTGCTCCAGGTAACCATGGAGCAGATCATAGAAGACTTGTGGCTCTGTAGTGACGATGGTCGATTCATCACGGCTACCATAGGTCTGGTTTTGTGAGGTGACGACCGACACCACGCAATCGGCGGCTCTGAAGAGGATCACCTTAGAGTGGTTCTCACCCAGATAGACCTCGTCGAAGCATGCCTGCATCATGCGCCAAAGCTGCACGGTCTTCTTGCTCGCCTTGACATCGAGCAGCATCTTTGCCGAACGGATGCTGTCAGACTGCCGCATCAGGCGGAACCCACGGAGAAACTCCTCGGAGGTAGAATAGGATGACACCCACACTTCTGCAGAGCCTGTCTGTGAGAGAATCCACTTGATGAGACCGAGGGTGTGGATATGTCGCCCGAAATAGGCTTGCGTCTGGACTTCGCCGATGGGTTTCAGTAGGTCTGATACCTTAGCCTTGGTTGCCATTCTCAGCGAGGCGGGCTTTAGCAACACGGTCACGGTCGGCACGTTTGACCACGTATGAGTCGTAGGTGAGCATGTCGGCACGATACTTTTTGTCAAGGTCGGAGAGTATCTTGAGATACTCGTATCGGTCGCACGGCTCTTTATCTTCCATCGACTTGAGTGTCTCGAAGGTAGATTTTATTTCCTTGTATCGCTTGGCGTTAATATCCCAGAGGGCTGCAACTTCTTCGGGCAGAAAATCGTGATCCTTGCGCTTGCCTTTGCGGATGACCGCGACACCATCTTCTTCGGAGGACGGCAGCTCTGCATCATCATTGTTGGACTCTTCCTCGCTGGAATCGGTCGTTTTGGCGGTCGTACCGGTCGTTTCTTCGGTCGTAGCCACTGGTGCACCCTCGTCTATGATGGCTTGTGCCTCTGGAATGACGAGACTATCCATCTGCTTGACCTCATCGATGGTCATTTTGTCGAGACGAATTTTGAGGAACTTGCCCAGTTCATACTCGATGTTGGAACGGTATGCCTGTGGCTGTCTGGTGGCACGGGCATGATAGAAGCGGTCTCTGTTGAGACGGAAGAGCATGTTTGCCCCCTTAATGACGTCTGCATCGCTCTCATGCTTGGCATTGAGCCATGCTTGTATTTGTTTGGTGAATTGATGATCCATATATGCGAAAATAATAAAAGGTGGCTCAGGCACGAAGCGAGAGCCACCTAAGCTGCTGAAACATTTTTGATATTATGAGTAAAATAGCGTCTACTGTGAAACCTCAGTCCATACGGAGCCATCAAGACCACTGATGTCACCCTCGTCGGTCTCCAGCTTGCCCTCATAGAAAGGTGCCGGACTGACGTCTGTGGCTTCAACGCTGAGTGTAGAGGTGACGGAGTCTGTAGCACCAGCACCACTATTCTGAGCAAATGTGGACTTAGGTGCGAACATCTCGCAACCCAAGATACGGAAACGACCATTAGGCATCTGCTGAGCGTAGATCATCTCATCGTTGATAACCATGCGGCCGAAGCCTGTGATGTCGGCATCCATGCCACCGATGATATACTCAGCCTTGTTGAGGAATGTGGCTGAAGGAGCCTCTCCCTGTGTCTCGGTGGTAATGCTTGACTTGAGGGAGACCAGGTCAACCACATGCCACTTAGCATCGGCTTCCAAAGCGAAGTTGCCCTTGTATGTGGCAAGTGCGGTCATGTCTGTAGCTTTATCCTCTATGCCATCAGGAAGCTTTGGCCATGTGAGAATCTTTGACTTGAGAATAGCCAAGAACTTAGGGCGAACGCCAGGAGTAATGCGTACTCCTGGACATTTGCGGACTGATTTATATAAATCTTTTGTTGTGCAAACCATAATTTAATCTCCTATATATAATAAGGTGAAAGTTTACTTCTTGCTCTCAGCACCTGTGCTATCGGCTGGGTTTGTGTCATCGACAGGATCCTGCTCGTCGTTAAGACTTGTATCTTCGGCTGTAGCGCTCTTTTGGATGATAGGCTTCTGGCCATCATCAGTGATGAACATGATGCGCTCTTTGTTGATGCTCTCGTACTGAGTGCCGAAGAACTTGGTGGCGATGAAGTCGAGTTTCCATGGGTGATATTTCTCCACACTGATTTTCTCTGCATCGTTGTTGTTGGCCTCGTTGACACCCACGAGCATATTGCTGCGAGTTGTGAGCTGGAAGAATGGAGCATTCTTCTTATTGCTCAGAGGAGCAAAATGTACATTCTCGAATCCCACGATGGAATTGTGGTTGTAACCGTTGTTGTATGGAACAGATCCGAACTTCTTCAGGTATGCACGGTTGTACATGTTAACGAAACTCTGAGGAACGAAGAGCAGCAGATTATCTTCTGCCATCAACTCCTCGTCAGCAGATTCACAGATAGCTTGTGCGAAGTCAACTGCGTTGTCGTCATTGAGGACCTTACCACTACCCAAGATGTCTGAAACCTTGATGAGGTTGCCGAGATCACTTGACAGTGTGCCTGCTGTCAATTCTTTGGCTCCGATTGTATCAAAACCATTGAAAAGGTCTTTCGAACCATTACCGGCGGGATTGCGCACGGCATTCCAAAGCACTTTATCAAGGTTCTTACCAAGTTTCAATGCGAGAAGTTGGAGAACCTGCAGGGTGATAGGTACGTTTTTGAGAGCATCACCACTCATGGCGTTGGCACCCCAAATGGTGGAATATACCGAGTTAGGTGAGAATTTCACGTCGACGTTACCAAGGAACACTTCCAAGGTGCGAGGCGTGATCTTTGCACCGCTATCGGCAGTACGGTTCTCATCATATGGACCGAACTCAGCGTTACCAGTCAACTCTCCGACTGTCTCTGAAACACGAATGCCTGGGCGAAGTGTCATGTATGAGAGTGATTTCTTCAATCCCTTGGTAGGCATGGTAATCAACTGCTTGCGGTATGTTGCAGCAGTCTTCTGCAACTGTTCATGAACATTTGCAGGGGCAATGAACTTGTTTTCTTCTGCCATGTTATGCAAATTCGTTAATAGCGTCAAACACTTGACCTGAGAAGTAGTCCTGTGCCTGGGTGTCCTCTACTGCTGTAGAAGTACTACCACCTGGCTGATCCTCCAGATCCTTTACTTTATCCTTCAGGTCGTCTCTCTCCTTTTCGAGATCCTTGACCTTGTCTTCCAATGCCTTCTTTTCATTCTTGACCTTGGCGAGTGCCTCGTCTTTGTCATGGATGGAGCTGGCATCGGCAGCCATCTTGTCCTCAATCTTCTGCATCTGCTCCTTGGAGATGGTGCAGTCCTTTGCGGAATCTTCTGCCTCAATGCCCTCAATATTGAGGACATTGTTAATGTGAGTCCATTTCTTGATCATATTTATAATAATGTTATGTGGTTTGTCTTTACCAAACAGTCGGTCAAGGAAGCCTGGCTTCTTCTCGTACCATGAATTGACAACCTCTGGCAATACTGGAAGGTTGTTGTACTTGATAAAGTCTTGTGTCTGCTCGGTAATCTCGGCAGGCTTGCCATCCATGACTTCATCGACAAAACCAAGCTCGATGCACTCATCAACGGTGTGCCAGCGAGCTTCAGACATCACCTTGATGATGTCTTCATGATTTTTGCCGGAGCGGTCGCAGTAAACGTTGGCGATAATGTTGTCTATTTTCTGCTGGTTTTCCTGCTGTTTCTGAAGCTGCTCGATGAGAGATCCAATCTCTTCCTCGTTGAGCGCAGACCATACGAACTGCTCTGTGGAGCATTTGTGGACGAGGAGTAAAGTGTATTTGCTCATGCGGATCTTGTTGGCACCCATCGCACAGATGGTTGCAGCGGATGCAGAGAAGCCAGCCTGGAAGTCAACGGTGACATCACCATGTGACTTGAACATCTGGCAGATGGCGAGACCGGCGGAAACTTCTCCACCAAGCGAGTCGATGGAGACATCTACATGCTTGCCTTTGTTGTCATTGAGAATGTCGTGGACCATTCTCTTAGTCCACGACCCAATGTAGCCAGTGATTGATATTTGATATTTCATATAGCTTTGCGAATAAGAACACTGCAAAGTTATATAATATGAGGGAAGAATAAAAAAACTTTTATTCGATGATTTGGAGCGGTTTTATCACATCAGACCATGTAACGGTATAGGCGATGAGTGAACTGTCGGTGTGCGAGCTCGGCATAAGCTCGGAGCGAGTGAGGACAGGAAACGGGCGATGGTCGCGCCCGATGAGGTATCGGCACCCATCGGCGGTTGTCACCCTGTATGCGAGTGGTATGTCGTCAGAATTAATTTGCTCACACGACTTGAAGGTGAGTTTCGACGTGAAAATACGAACCTTAGACTCTACTTTGTCGGAGATTTCACAACTTGACGGATTTTTGCACTGAATCTGTCTAAACTCGACATCCTGTGGAAGAATGCAAAGATGACGTGCTGGGAAGATCACACTCTTGAGTTTCTCTGCCTCAGCCGCCTCTATTTTGATGATGTTTTTGATGTATGCCATAAGCTTTGAAAAATTTCTAAGTTGTTCGGACTTGTTCGGGTTTGTTTGGATATTTCGGTTTTGTTCGGAGTTGTTCGCAGCGACGGAAAATTTTATGCTAACATTTACTAAATCTTGTTGTAGAATTTAAAATAACGCCTTTTTTTGCGTGTTGATCACGCATTCTGTAGAAGCATTGACGCACAGTATCCTCATAATCGATACCAATACCATGCTGCTCGCACCATGCAGAAATGATGGAAGATATGCGGCATGATCGGTCAGCAATATCCTTAAGCGATGCCCAGAGATCCATCTTGAAGAGGTCGATGATGACCTCCTTGATGGCACGTCTTGCTCGAGGACCGAGATAACAGTACTCTCGCACAGGTTTAGCCTTGGAGTCAGGGAGCATGATAGCGAGATATTCATCAGGATGAGTGAGCCAACGGCTCTCCTCGAACTCCTTATCCTTAAATATATGAGAAGCACTCTGATGAAGCTTTGTGGAGTCTGCAGCCTCCTGCTCTGTTTGACTCTCCAGTTCAACAAGTGAGAGTTTTGCCGATGGAGGTTTCGTGGTGAACTTGCGGATCACCGCCACCTCATTGCCACCGACAGGAAAGATGACAGGGGTGCCATAGGCATGATATGCCCATTGCCTGATGTGAGTGGGAATTTTAATATAAACGACTGGATTCATATATATATGCGTTTTTTGCGGCAAAGATACGAAGAATTTTTGAGAATACTAAAGATAATCAGTAAAAAAACTAACTTTTATCAGTAAAGTTGGTGTGATATAATTTCGTCCGAAAAGTTTGTATTTTTGTATCATGCAAACTTGGCTTTGTAAGTAGCTGATAATCAGTGTATTTTGTATGATACAATTTTGTGATACAGAAAATGTAACACTTTCGATTTTGTTACATAGACAAATCGCGGAGTTAATAACCAGTATTAGAATGGGCTTGTTACAAACTTGAAAATTTTTGTAAAGTAGTTGTAACGCAACTTTGTAAACACCGCAAATGTGGCTTAACTCCCTATCTATCAGTTATTTATCTTTTTTGCTAACATTCTGTTACAGAGTTACAAAGGATTTGTATAAAATAAAAGAAAGGGGTGTGGGGAAAACGACGGCATGGGCGTGAAAATAGAGTAGGGGAGACGGTCAGAACGACTGGTGAGGAGGTCTTGGCCAAAGAAAAAGGGAGCGATGGGCCAATGCTCACCGCTCCCTCGTAACATGGGAAAAGAATTATAAAATCAGCAAAATTTGCTTGAAAATTTAGCTCAAAATATTTGCATAATTCAGATATTTTTTGTACCTTTGCACTATAACTTGGGATTATCTATTCTTTTATTTATAGATGGTCAGAAAGGGTCAGTACATCCACCTGCGTCTGTCATGTTGAAAGGAATGGTGGGTTGTATATCACCTTGGTTTGCTTGAGTATCCTCTTTTTTAACATCACTCTTTTTGCTTCTGAGATAAATCATCTCAACAGGGCTGCCATCTGGATTGGCCGGATCGCGTCTGATGATGCGATGCTGGCTGTTGCAGAGATCCTCTGGGTTCAGCTCTTTGATGTAAGGACACAACTCAACGAACGCCTTCAGCTTCTTGGTGAAGCTCTGAGTTGTCGCCTTGTTGATGCCTGAGAATTGCTTGAAGTCGTTGAAAGCACGCTCTCTCACGATGAATTTGTCGAGTCGCTCGCTCTCCTCTGAGAAGTAAGTAGCAGCCCAATCCTCGAAGTTTACGCCCATGTCAGCCTTGAACTTACGCTTGATGATGTTATCCATCGGTGGCATGATCTTGATGGGTTCATTGGCCAAGGAGAGGTAAAAACGGCAGCACTGCAGGAAAAAATTGATGTCCGCATTCCATTCATCCTCGGTGTATGTCTTTGAGAACAGATCCTCGTCGAAGTCATCACGGATGCTACGTGTCTCCTGGTAGTCGTTTTCTTCTGTGCGCTGGTGGTAATAGTCTGAGAACACCATATAGAGCAATCTTGCTTCTGAGGATGGGTCGAAGTCTGCAGGCACATAATTAGTGGTGAAAGCAATCTTCGGACTATCCTCAAAAGGAATCGTGAAGCTTTGGTTATTCTTAGGGTTTACTGTCATATCTGAAGTAATGTTGTCGTAAAAGAGACCTGTGTTGAGATATCGGTCGCAGTCATCAAGCAACAGCATTTGAGTGTGCTGGGTAACCTGGTCGAAGACATGAGGGTTGTCCATCAGCTTCGGGTTGCGCCCGGAAAGTTTAACAGTCTTCATCAGCAAGGAGAGGGTCTTGAAGAAGAAACTCTTGCCGGAACGACCGTTGCACTCGTTATTCTCGCCGATTTTATTATCCATGGCCATTGGCGCCCATGCTCTTGATGGTGCCTTGTAGTGATGGAGCATATAGCCGAATGTGAAAATCTTGTTTATCAGATTCTGTTTTTGCTCCTGGATCTCAGTGTCGGCGAGACCAACGCCTGCTATATCGAAGAGGTGAGCCTTATGGTAAGCCTCCTTTTCATCAATACTTTTGTCCTCGAAAGCATACTCCAGCTCCTTGCGCCAATAGGTGCGTGAGGCGTTGATGAGGTATCCGAAGAAATGGGATTTCACGCTTTTGATCTCAATGTCAAACTTCGGTCTTCCATCCTCATCTATGGTGCGAGAGATAGCGAACATGTCGTCTAACTTTTTGAAATTGTGATCGATGACATTCTCTTGCCACACGTAGTTTTTCAACGAACTGCCTTCACGCTGATACTCCGTCAAGCCATCCTTGCTGACCTCTACGCTGACTCGAGGAAAGAAGAATAGTTGTGAGTGGTTGGTGTAGCTGGTGAAGTCTAACGTAATCTCTTGCAGTGAGTCGAGCGCAGCGCTGGAGAGCTTCGGGGTATTCAGAACCAGGTTGAGGATATCTCGCTTTTCAGCTCTATCGATGACCCATTGACGGCAGAACTCTCGGATGTCTCTTGTTGTTATGAGCTTGACGATGTTGCCTGTGATGCGAACATACTTAGTAATTGTGGAGTTGTCGTCATGTAAGGTGTAAAAACCATTGAGGCGAAGAAAATTATAGAGGCACGCTGTGTCAATGTAATGGTCCCAGGTGTTGGCCTTTTTGTTGAGCTTGCTCACCCAGAAGCGAGCTGGCATGGCAAGTGTCATAAGATTGCGGAAGTCTTTGCGTGTATTGCGCAACTCCATCCAGTCTCGTAGGTCTTTGCGCCCCTTACCACGGTTGTCATGGTAAGTACGAAGCCATGAAGGCAGCCATATTGTATGAACATCGATGAAGCGCAGAGCTAACTCTGTACCCTTAGCAATGCCCGTCTCGTCAATGTCGGGTATATTGTAGAGTACCTCGACATATTTCATGATTTCTTTGTATTCTTCTTCACTCAACTTGTAAGTCTCGGAGTTGAACCATAGAGGGTGGTAGCCCAAGGATCGGCAACAGAGACTGTCACGCTCTCCACTGCAGATGAAAGCTTCAGGTAACTTCTTTTCCTTGTAAGGCTTGGACTCATCGGTGTTGGTCTTGTTGTATTCGGCCTCCTCACGTCTGTTAAATTCGTGGTAAGCTGCTTTCAGCTCGGCAAGCCCATTGATGTATGATTTTGGTTTTATGCCTTCAGGTGTATAAGAGAATCGCCATTGCTTTTGATAGTTAAGAGGCTCGTATATCTTAAAGAACTTGACTTCCGGTTTATCGCCTGAAGCCGGAGATACAAGGCACTCACGCATGAATATCGGATAGTGCTCATTACTGTACTTGATTTTAACCTTGCGGTCTTTTACGTAGCCAATCCATTTGGCAGAGTGCCAGTTGAGCGCATCGACATGCTCCTGCTTGACGTTTGGACCAAGTACACTCAGCTCGTTGTCGGTAAACTTCTCCTTGAGCTCAAATATGCAAGTGCCGTCTTTCTCCTCTATGGTGGCATCTCGCTCAGCGAAGGTTGGCTTGTTGACATCCTTCTTCAACTCGTCGCTGACGTTGAACTCTGCAGCCAATCGTAGGATAGCGTCAGGAAAGCGACTGATGTTTTTCTCTTTCATATAGAGGTCGATAGGTGATTCTGCTACACCTTCGCCTCCAAAGTCCGTCACCTTCCAGCAGGCATCGTATTTTTTGATGCTGCAGGAAGGGGTCTTTTCGTTTCTTATAGCAAAGTGTTTTTTGACATTGCCATTGATACAGTATTTAGCGAAGCATTTTTTAGCATCTGGATATAGTGCGAAGATGATGTCCAGGCCGTCATTTGTCGCTTGATAAATTTGTTCTGCTTTGATCATATTTCTTTTCCCTTATTAAAATTCGCTTGCAAAGTTATTGCAAAGCAAGCTCAAAACAAAATACTTACTGTCGATAGCCTTAATGCCTTAGAATATGACACTTTATGACTTTGTTGACAGCATTTGGTTGGGACAGGTTGAGTTCCGAAACAAAACGTCTTTCGTACTCAGCCTGCGTCTCACGCTCTTTACGGTGTGGGGGGGGTAAGGATATCACAGATAACCTTATAGCCTGTTTCTAACGTTATTATTGCTTTCATAATCGCTAATTCTTTTTGGGGTACATCCAAGTGGTTCAGATATATGCTCTATATATCTGCGAAATAGGGGACAGTATCTTCCATTGATACAGTTCACCCCTATTGGGCAACTTAGACATTTACTTGGAGGCATCTACCTGTACGTTAAATCTATCGTTGTGGATGAGCAGCTTGGCTTTGATATATTCTGGTCTTTGCTCCTCCTCGTTCCAAGCAATTTCCCTGTAGTCTCTGCTATCGATGTAGCACTCTGAGGCTCTTCCGTCCCCAGTCCATTCTACGATATGATCTTTATCATATTCGTCTTGGGCAGGAATAGTGCCAAGTATGCGAATACCAAACTTGGCACTATTTCTGACTTCGTGTATGATAACATCGGGGAACTTTTCTGTGATGGCATCCTCGATAGATTTCATTTTAATCTTCTTTTTCATTGTTCTTCATTCTATATTTGACAATACCCTCGACGATGCCAACCTCTGCATCATCAAATGAAATTTCGACATTAGTCGTGCCTTTGTGGAAAATTCCATAGCAAACCTCCGCATTGACATTTGCATCCTCGAAGTCTTTGTTGATGGCTTCAAGTTGCTTATGATTGCATCTTATTACAATTTTTCCCATGCTCCTTCGTTGATAATTTCATCGACAATATCTTTTTGGTATGGCAACCAGTTATCTTTTTTAATTTTGTCATAGATGCCAGATGCAGACATACCGAACTTCAGTTGGAGGGCAAGTATAAACTTGCTTCTCTTTTTGCGTGGAATTTCATTGTACCAGTCGAGCAATGAATTTTTCTCATCATTTTTTTGCTTTTTTTCTTCCATAATTGAAATATTATTATTAACTTTGTTGCAAAGTTACTAATAAAAATTAGAAAATACTAACGATAATAAGTAAAATTGCTAATTATAGTTAGTTAAATATTATTAATTAAATGGTATAATTATGTTTAATGGTCAGATACTCAGACAGTTAATAGCAAATGCTGGATTAACTAAAAAAGAGTTTGAAAAGCAAATGTTCGGTAGTAAATCCACCGACCTCTACCATCTGGAGAAAGCAAAGAATCTCCGTAGTGATACTCTTGAGCGTCTGCGTGATGTATTGAAGTGCTCTATGGATGATCTCTTTACCGCACCGTCTTGGGCTTCGAGTGGGACGGGAACAGTTGTGGGCTCAAATAATGTAATGTCCACGGTCGCTATTGGTAACGCTTCGCTTGAATCCCAGTATCTAAAAGAGTTAATCTTGGAGAAGGACAAGCGCATCAGTACGTTAGAAAATTATATAAAATTGTTAGAAAGTAAGGAAAATAGAGACTAAATACGAACGAAAGTTAGTAAAATAATTTTTCTATAATAAGGAACAGGTACAATTAATATTAATTTGGTCTTGGTATTAACAACTTATCTTAGTAGTTTGGGCGGTTAGAAGGTTTAGTCCTGCCGCCGCAACTAAATGATGGTAAGAAGTTTTCTTCTTACCATTTTTTTGTTTTATATCTCTATAGTTTTTCTTCATTGCCTAATAATTTTACCCATGTGCAAAGATTTAACACTTATTTTTTGTTTATGTCGAATAAAACTACTACTTTTGCACATTGATAAATTATTGTGCAACTAAAATCAATATGGAGGTATCTGATCATGTCAATATCCAAAACAAGACAGAAATTGGTAGATGTCGCTAGACAACTATTCGCTAAGAATGGTATTGCTAATACTACCATGAATGATATTGCTGTGGCTTCTGGTAAAGGACGTCGCACTCTTTATACATATTTCAGTAGAAAGGAAGATGTGTATTATGCTGTGATAGAGTCTGAATTGGAGCGCCTTTCTGATAAACTGGATGAGGTTGCTACAAGTAAAATCCGACCACAGGATAAGATTATTGAGTTGATTTATACGCATTTAAGTATGATTAAGGAAACCGTAGTGCGTAATGGAAACTTGAGAGCTGAATTCTTCCGTAATATATGGATGGTGGAAAAGGCAAGAAAAAACTTTGATGAAGATGAAATAGAACTTCTCAGACGTGTTTATGCCGAAGGCAAGGAAGAAGGAGAATTCGACATAGATAATGTTGACTTAGTGGCGGATATTACGCATTATTGTATTAAAGGATTGGAAGTTCCATTTATTTATGGTAGATTGGGACATGGATTGAATGTTGAGTCTAGTAGGCCTTTGGTAGCCAAAGTTGTATATGGTGCTTTAGGAAAATCCGGTCTGAAACTTTAATTATTTCGAGAATTTTTTATTATCTGATATTATCTGAATAGATAAAGAAGTACTAATTCAATTAAAATATTTACAAAATGGGATTATTAGCAGGTGTCACGGCTCTAATAGCCAAACACCTGATAATCAGCCCTAAAATGGGGCTTTTCTACTGCGCCAAACCCCTAAAAATGGGTGAAATGTGGTGTGTCTTGGTAGGTTTGGGCGCAAAAATCAGCAAATTTTCAGCAAATTTTTAAATCTGGCTTATGGCAAAATCTCGTTTTCGCTTAGATGTTCGTAGGGCGTTAAAAGATGGTACGTACCCAATCCAGATTATAGTAGGGCATGGCACTAACATCTATCTTGGTACTGGTGTCTATGCCTCGGTCGGTGAGTGGGATGCCCGGACACAACAATACATAGGCAAAGGGGCACGGCGCATTAACGCCGCCCTCGTTTCTATGCTCGCAATGGTTACTAACCGCATCATGGAATTAAAAGAGACTGGGCAATGGCCGAAATTATCACGTAGGCAAATCAAACAGATGCTTACCGACTTGGAATTGGAAAAGCCCACCATTGATGTACCTACACTTAGTGACGTATTTTCGTCTATGTGTGAGGGGCGTGCCGATCGCACTAAGGGAATAACCAAAAGTGCATCGTTAAAGATACAGGCATTTGGCTATGATCCGGCAAAGCTGCACTTTGAACAAATCACGACTACGTGGTTAGATGATTTCTATATGTCGATGTCTGGGCTATCCATTAATACGAAAGCGGCGTATATGAAAGCTATTAAGCGTGCGTTTAACTGGGCAATAGACCACGATATAACGACTAATGACCCTTTCAGGCACTACCATATTAAGATAGAAGATACTCGTATGAGGGATTTGCCAATAGAGAAAATGAGGCAACTATTAGACTTACCATTACAGGGGCTTTATCCTGAATATCGGGATTTGTTCATGCTTACCTTTTACTTGATAGGCATTAATACGGTTGATCTTGCCGACTGCACGTTAGATAGCATCGTTAATGGTCGCTTGGAATACCGCCGACACAAAACAAATAAGCTATATAGCATTAAGATTGAGCCGGAAGCAATGGAGATAATAAACCGCTATAAGGGCAAAAAGCACCTTATACGCTGCTTTGATAGGTACAAAGACTATAAAGCCTTACAGGGTAGCGTTAATAACGCTCTGGCTAAAATAGGCCCTGCCCGGTTGGATGATAACGGTAATTTTGTTTTTACCGGAAATAACCGAAAAGTAATGCAACCTTTAGAAAAGGGGCTATCTTTGTACTGGGCACGTTATTCCTGGGCTACGTATGCCGCCGACTTGGATATACCTAAAGACACTATTAGTGAGGCTTTGGGGCACTCCCACGGCGCAAAGGTTACAGGTGTGTATATAAAGTACAATAGAGATAAAGTGGATGCCGCAAACCGCAAAGTTATAGACTATGTATTGGGTAAAGCAAATCGCCCGGGCTAACCTCTCGGTTGGCTCCGGGCTTGCACTATTCAGAAAACAGATTT